ATGCCCAACTCCGACCTGCTCCCTTCCCTGCTCTTCAAGATCAACGAAAACCAGCTCGCCCTCGAAGCCGCCATCATGGAGCTGTCCAACTGGGTCGAACAGCGCGGATCGGCAGAAGTAGCCGAGAACGTGCGTGGCGCACTCTGGACAATCGACAAGAATGAGGAATTTATCAAGATGAGCCTGGCGGTCTTGATGGCTCCTGATTGACCGGCTCAACCCGGTGAAAGGCCGATGTCACTTCGTAAAGCGCTTGCCAAGGACTGATGCTTGAGCCGTAAAGAGTGCAGGTCGAAGAATGCTCAAATCGCTCCGATTTAGCATTTTCTTGCTGAGAAGCGCCACAGCGCTTGCACCTTATGGTTGCATTCGAAATCGACCATTCTGCATGCCAATTCAAAAGCCTATCCAGCGGTGTCATGTTTTTTGCCCAAAAAAAGCCGTACAAAATTAATCTATATGTACAACTTTTTTTGATCAAGGCACCCAGCGCTTTTTACAGCTCGTCGCCTTCCCCTCGCTCACATAGCGCTCCTCGATTACTGTACATGCATACAGTTCCTGTGCAGCGAATCTCCTTCCATGAATTTCGACCAAGCCAAATCCCTCCGGCTCCAGCGATGGCGCGCGACTCTCGACGACCAGGACTTCCGCATACAAAACCCCGAGGGACATCGGGAAACTCTTCATGAGTTGGCTGCGGCACTGCATAAAGAGGGTCTGATCGACCAGATTGAGCAGTTCGACATGAACGAGATGGCGGACGCTGCCTATTGGCACGCCGTAGAGGAGCTGCAGAACTCGCCAGGACATTACCGCGGAGCATCGACCTATGACGTCGTGCAGGTCGACAATGGGAAATTGCTGGGCACGATCAGCCGCTCGATCTTTAACTTCTCAAACACCGAGCCTGGCATCTCCTCGTCTTCCTATGACGGCAAGGTTTACTCTGGCCCAGAGGGAATACACCTGAATCTGGGACTTTCCCGGAATGTAGGCACGATCACGGGGCTGAATTTGGAGATGTACGGGCGACGGTACCAATTGATCGAGACGCAACGGATGATCCGCGGCGTTTGCCACAACCCTATTGACGACCCAGACGCGTACCGAGCGCTGGTTGATGCGGCTCAGATTGCCCAAGAGGATCGAGATCTGCGCTTCTTTGAAAAGGTGCGCCCTCACATTGAATCGGCCGCGTTCTGCATTTGCCCTGCCTGCCTCGATAGCTTTGGTGCGCGTGATGACTGCCCGGCATGCGCCGGAAAAGGTTTTGTGACGAAGCCGGCGCCAGTGGGTCTACGCTGAAGTAACAATGCGAGGAGCGGGCAATGTGCGGACGACTATCCCAGTACAGCGGCATTCATGACTTCGTGGCGGCGCTGAGCATGCCGAACGCCCTGATCAACTCGACCGGTGAGCAGACTTTCGATCGCTACAACGCCGCGCCGACCGCTCAACTCGCCCTCTTCCACCAGGAAGGTCAATTCCTGCACGCCGACATGGTTCGTTGGGGATGGCGCCCACACTGGGCGAAGGATCGCGCCGCGCCGATCAATGCTCGAGTGGAGAAAGTCGCCCACGGCCCGTTCTTCCGCGCAATCTGGCCACACCGGGCGATCATCGCGATAAACAACTGGTTCGAGTGGGTCGACGAAGGCGGGCCGAAGAAGCAGCCCTATCTGATCAGGCACCGGGACCAGTCACCAATCCTGTGTGCCACCATCGGCCAATATCCGAACGAAGAGCACGACCCGGGCGAGCACGACGGCTTTGTGATCATTACAGCCGACAGCGCCGGGGGAATGGTAGATATCCACGACCGGCGGCCGGTGGCGTTATCGCCTGAACTCGCACGGGAATGGTTGGATCCGGCCACGCCTAAAGAACGCGCCGAACAGATGGTGCTGCATCAGGGCGAACCGACAGAGGTTTTCGAGTGGTTCAAGGTTGATCGGGCCGTGGGGAATGTCCGGAATCAGGGCCCGGATCTGATAAAACCCATCGATTGATCAGCTGTGCGTCAGCGTTTTCAGGCGCTCCACCAAAGCGGCTTCGAAAATGATGTACAGCCTTTCAGCATCGCCGGCGCGCAAAGCCCCGCCGGTTTCCAGTCCAAGCACGAAGCCATCCGCCCGTGCTCCCGCCTTCACAGCGATGATCATCGAATCAGCACGAACGATTTGCGCCAGCAACCGATCCGCCTCTCGTTTCTGCTTCTCGCTCAGTACCACGCCTTCCATGTCAGTCACCTATTACCTTCACTACGACATCCAATACATGACAGCAAGAACGACTGAAACCCAGATAATCGTCATCACAATTGAGTAGCCAGCCAGTTGCTTGTCCATGTGCCCGCATCATCCAGATCGAACATAAATGATGGTTTATCGGTGCTCACCTCGCAACGATAGCGCCGAGCCACCAATCAGCGCACGGACGTAGGCCTGACATGCCTGTAGCGCGATTAGTCCGCGGTCGCCGGTGTCGGTGATGGCGATAATTCGTTGAGCATGCGCCGGGTCAAGTCGGGCTCGTACGGCTGCATGATCCACGCGGCCGGCGCCGGCGGTGGCTGGCACCCCACAGCCTTTGGCAGCGTCGGCTGTGTCGAGGAGGACTGACAGCCGCAAATCAGAAGTGGCAAGGCGATCGCGCAGGCGATCTTGGTTCTTTTGAGCATCGGTCATTTTCTCGAAGTGGGTTTGTTCGCTGGCCGCCAGCCGCTGCTCGAGCGCCAGACGCTTGTCCTGCTCGACCTGCTGCGCGGTGGCGGTGGCTTGGGTCATTTGATTGAGGGTTTCGGCGTGCAGCCGCGCCTGCTCCGCCAGTTGCTCCCCGTAGCGCCAGTCCTGAAACTGCCAGGCAGTGCCGGCGCCGATCAGCACCAGTGCCATCGCGCCCACCTCTTTCCACGGAACGACCATCACGGCACATCCTTGAAGAAGACGTGGCCGCCCAACTTGAGCGTTTGTTTGGCCTTCGCCGCCCAGGCCGGCGCCTTGATGCTGGTGGCGTAGTAGTGCGTGGCGCCGCCAGTTGGATCCGGCACCTTGCCGTCGATCACCTGGTCAGCAGCGATTCGGCATTGCGCCAGCTCGCGGAACGGGATTTCCTTCACGCCGATCAGAAACTGATAGTTCGGATCGGTCTTGTTCCAGCAGCTGAACTGGTACGGCTTCTGGCAGACCCCGGCATAGCCCTCGCCCCACCACGAATTGGTCTTGCCATCGAATACACGGTTGCGGATCGTCCACGCCACGGCGATCTGGCCGGCAGTTCCCTCGCCGCGGGCTTCGCCCCACAGCGTGCGGGCGAGGATGTCGCGGTCTTTCTCGGTTACAGGCATCAGTTTTCTCCAGGCAAAAAAATACCCGCTCGATGGCGGGCTGCGGATGTCACGACAATCAGTGCGGGGTGACGGGCCAGCTGATGTTGCTCGGGTAGCCGGGTTCGTCAGGGAGACGATTCAGCGCAACGCGGTATTTCTTCCACGCTTTCAGCAGTACGACGTCGGCGTCGGTGGCATCGTCGATGTCTACTGCATCCTGCAGCGGGGCGATTGCCTTGTCAGCAATGACGCGGCGGCGGTCGATTTCTGCCACCACCATAGCCAAGGCTTGATCAGCCGCGACTTGTTCTTTCATGGCCTTTGTAATCAGGCGAGACCAGTCGATATTCATGCTTGCGGCTCCTCGCCCACTTGATCGAGAGTGACCGGCACCAAAGGTTCAGGCAATGGCTGCGGTAGCAGAACCGGTCCATCAGGGATATTGACGAGGGGCACCGGGAACGCCTGCTCCTGGCTGTAGTTCACCGGATTTGGCAAAAACAGTGTGACCACCAGGTCGCCGTCGACTTTCTCGATATCACCGGCGAACCATTCGCAATCGATAGCGCCTTTCGGAAGCGTGTCTCCGTCATTCATCGACGAAAAGTCGAAGTCCTCACCATTGATTGTCAGCACAGTTCCAGCGCGCTCCAAGGTAAGCGTGTCATCACGGCGTTGCGGACTCAGAATAATTTTCATCAAAACCACCTTCCTACGGCCAAGTAGCGGAGATTGGCATTTGCCGAAACAGAGCCTTGCATGTCGAGCAGGTAGAAGCTGCAGGAGGTCAAAGTTTCCCCGGGAGACAGTGACATCAATATGATGCGCGTCGAGATATTGCACGTAGCTGACACTGCCGGGACAGTACCCACGAAAGCAGCGGGAAAAGTCCAAGGCAATGGAACCGGGTTGTAGAAGCCCGAACCGTAGGGCGAGGTTAGCGCCATGTTTCCAGACACAAACCTGGTGCATATCAGGGTCCCGTCCGCGAATTTCACGAACTCCCCATTAGCGTTACTGCTCCGTTCGATTATCGCTCCAGTCGGCACTCCGCTTGCCTGCGAAACAGCGCCCAAGATGTTCGCGCGCTTGTAGTTCGCGGTGTCGGCGGCATATAGCTCGTCGAAGTTGCTCTGGGTTTTGGTAAACGCACTACGGGGCGTATCACCGCCCACGCCGGTAGGAGCAGTGCCGAGATTGATCGTCTGCTTTGCCATGAAATTTTTCCGTTTGTTTGGAGCGCCGCGGTTTAAGCCACCAGCTTGGCGCAAAGAAATGGGCGATGTCCCTGGTCAGTCCAGGCTGTTGTCGCAAGGCTGTACATCATGATTCGGCCGCCTGAATAGTCGACGCCGATCGCGCAGCCGCCACCGGTAGCGTTGTTGTGACAATTCATCGAAAACGGGTTGATGGAAACGTACTCGCCAACACCCAGAGCCTTGCTGATGCCCCAGATGTACCGACGTCCCACGACCAGCACCTCCTCACCGAGGTACGACCAGTTGCCGGCGGCAAAGGTTACAACCACTGCCGGCGCGCCGCTGTCGTAGACAAGTCCGCCATTTTGATCCCACAGTCGCATGCCGTAAGACGCCGTGCCCATGGAAGACCATGCCGCCACGAAATATTGACCACTGAGCGTGCCGTCGACATTGGACGCTTTCATCGTAAAACCCGTCCAGTTACCAGGGCCACCGGTAAACCACACCGAGATCGGCACCTGAATGGAACCAGTCTGATCCGGTCGAATGAAAACAATCGGTGGATCCTGGCTCGTGACAGCCCTGGCAAATACACCGGAAGCATTGGTGGTTCCGGAATAACTTCCCTTTGTCAGGACGCAGAGTCTGGGAGACTCGGAATCGATCTGAACAAACGAGTTGTCGTTGATGCTCTGAAAGCCAAAAGTCATGTCCCGTACCTGATTGCGTAGCCTTTCGCGACAATTCGCGTCGCAGTCGTCGAAGCACTGGCTGATGGGTTTTTGTTGCTCACAACAACCTGTCCAACTGAAGTGGTCACGTAGGGATACGACTTGCTGTTTCCCAACCCATCCGTTTCTGATGCCTGCACGTCCTGTGCCCTCGTCGGGATGATCATGAATACGCAGTTGGCCGGGTTGAAGCCCGGAATGTTCAGCGTGTAGCTGGGAACAGCCCCACTGAAATCGATCACCCCCTGCCAAATCACCTGGTAGGTAAAGCTATTGGTGTCCATGGCAAGCTGACCATTGCCGTCAAAGACGCGTAGTCCAAATAAAGCCATTGATTACCCCAAATAGCCGAGACGAACACGCAGCACATTGTTGGCGTCGTAGACGGAGACGTTCAGCGAGTTGATCACCAGTCGTCCCTGCCCTGGCACGATGCCGTTGATCTCCAGCGTTCCGTCTTTGTTGAGAATCCAGCCTTGCTGGCCGGGGATGTAGTTGGTTGAGCTGATGTAACTGCCGATTTTTGCGTTGGTGATGGTGCCGTCCAGGATGAAAGCCGAATTGAGAAACACCTGACCACCCTGCACCGCGAACGGCACCGACGTAGCTCCGCCTGCAATCGAGTTGACGATGGCGAAGCGATCAGCGCTGACCAGAAACTGGCTCTGCAGGCCGGCGCCGGTGTTTTCAATCCCAAGACCGATGCCGGCGGCGACGTATTGCCCGCCGGCGGTGACCTGCATCTTCACCGACCACATCGTTGAGGCCTTGCCGTCAAGCGTGGCCACAGCTTGGCTGACCGTCTGCACTGTGGCGCTGTTCTTGTTCACGTCCGCCTGTACGGTATCGATCCGCTTGGCAGTGGCGACACCGTCCTCAATGCGAGCCGACTGCTCCGACCACACCCCGACATAAACTTGGTCAGAGCCAGCAAACCCTTCAGTGTCCCCCGCCAGTGCGGGATTTACCTGCACGTAGACGCCATCAAGCTTTGACGCTTGCGCGATCAGCTGGTCTCCCTGATGCACGATATCCAGCGTGTTTTTCGAGACCTGTGCCGCCAGCGCATTGGCCTCCTCCAAGACCTGCCCGATGTCATCCCAGTACGTCGGGTTCGGCGGTGACGTGTTGACTGGAACTGCCTGCGCAGCCTGGTACAAGCGCCGTCCCACTCGAACGGTGTCGCCTTTCAGATAGGTTGACGCAGGGTCGTACTCGAGCGCATCGGCGATATTGTCGATCTGCTCTTGAAGCCCCGGAATCTTGTCGATCTCGTCGAGGATGTCCTGGCCAAGTTCCGTGCGGCCAATCTCTCCGGCGATCATTTCAAGAATGTCGCCAGCGTTCGCGCTGGACTGCCCCTGCACACCCATGCCAATCGGGTACCACGGCCCGATGTTGCCGATCTTGTCGACGATCCGCCCCCAGAAGTAGAACGTTACGCCAGCGCGCAGGCCGAGCATGGAGAAGTCACTCTGCGGATAAGCCAGGTCTGTCAGCTTCGTGGCGGCATCGAGGCTGGTCGTCGGCCCATACCAGATTTCAGTCCGTTGGCTATCCTCGGCGCCAGCAGGGAATCCCCACTTCAGGTAGATGCCGAACAGCAGCGGCGTGGCCGTCAAGTACGACAGTGCTGGCGGCAACCCCTGCTTTCCGCTGAGGTTGGTCAGGATCGAGTTGCGCCACTGTGACGTGATGTCGAACGCACTTACCGCACGGACCCGGGCCACGTAGGCGCCGGCATAAATACCGACCACGTCCACGTTGGTCATCCCGGTGCGTTGCAGCTTGATCCAGTTGCCGCTGTCCTTGCGCCATTCCACGTCATAGCCGACGGCGCCGTCCACAGCAGGCCAACTGATGGTCATGGTGGCCACGGCCAAACCCTGCACCACCGACGATGTCGACGTTAGGGACACGCTTGCCGGCGCTGGAACAACGGTAATCGGGATCACGCTGATCGGCCGTTCTTCCAGGCGTGCACCGGTGTCGATGTGCGCGAACTTACTCGGTTCGAACTGCAACGCACTGATTTCAAAGTCACCTTCGGTCGTGCGCTTGGTGCGCAAAACGCGGTACAGCGGGATTGCCAGGTCGTCAGCGTCGAGCGCCCATTGCAGTTGCGCGACTGGTGGCTCGCTGTAAGCGACAGTCACCGTTACCGCGCGGCCGTTGACGCTCTGCACGGTGCGCCCTTCTGCGCGGCCGCCCGGCAGGTTGATGATCAACCGATCACCCGCCTTGGCTTGGGTATCGCGATCGAGCGTTACCACGCGGCCAGCCGCTGACGAGATCCGCCCGCCGACTTCCCGCCCGGCCAGCAACGAATCCGCCACCGGGATGATGTGGCCCGGCAGCGGAATCACGCCCTCCATGCCGGTCTTGAACGACACGGTGCGGTCTTGGTTGTTGCTCAAGATCGCCCACTTGCCGCGGCGCTGGGCCTCGGAGGCGCGCGTACAGCCGATAGCGCTCAGCTCCGTCGGCCGGTCGCCATAGCGGCGCTGCAGATCCAGATCCGCAAACGGAATGACGTCGGTGTCGTAGTTGTTCGCCGGGTTGTCGTAGCTGACCAGTGCCCGGGTGTACCGTGTCTTCGCAGAGGCGCTGCCGTACGAAAACTTGCCGTCGATGACGTTGGCCCGGGTTAAGACGTAGTCGAAGTCCTGCGCGCGCGGCATGTCTGCTTGCATGACCAACTGGCCCTGCGCCCAATACGTCATGCCCCGGTAAATCGCCGAGATATCGCGCAGCAGCGACCAGGCGTCAGCCTTGCCCTGCAGGTTCATGTCGCAGAGGAAGCGCGGTTCCTGACCGCCGAGGCCGTTCGGCACCAGCTGGTCGCAATACTGGGCAATGCGGTACAGCTCCCACTTGTCGACCATGAACGGCTTGATACGCTTGCCGAGCCCGAAACGGTCTTCAGTGCAAATGCCGTAGGTGATCCACGCCGGGTTGTTGGTCCAGGCCGACTTCATGCTGCCGTCCCACGTCCCGGTGTAGGTGCGCAGAATCGGGTCGTAGTTGCTCGGCACCATCCAGCGACGGGCCTTGCACTTCACGGTCACCGCCGGGATGTTGGTGAACTGCTCGGCGTCGAACTCGACGTAGAGCAGCGCGGTGTTCGGATAGCGCAGCTTGGCGTCGATAACTTCGGTATAGCCGGCCACCAGCATGGTGTCGGCAACCTTGTTGCTGTTCTGGTTCGGTGTCAGGCGGCGCACGCGGATCTGCCAGCCCGTAGTTGCAGCCGGCAAATCGATACGGCGCGAGCGCTCGTAGCGCGTCGTGGTCTTGCCATCAACGGCGTCCACCAGCACCTGCTGATAGGCGCCGCCGTCGGTGGCAACATCGATGGCATACTCGATCCGATAACCGCCGACATTACCTTCATCGTCCGACCGTTGCAGCGCAGGCCACGCCAGGCGCATGCGCACCGCCGACAACTGGGTATTGCTGATCGAGCGCACCCACGGCGCATCGCTGCGCAGTTCAATGTTCAGCGACGTCTCGTTCTCTACGGACGGGATGCCCGGGATGTAAGCCTGATCCACTGAGCCCGGACGCCAGTCCCACTTCACGTTCGGGAAGTTGTAGTTGCCGCTGGCATCACGGATCGGCGTGTTGTCCAGGTAGATGTCGTAATCGGTCGGGACGCTGTCGAACTCGCCCTCGCCCACGGCGATCAGCAGTTTCGCAAGGTTGGTCGAGCGCAGGCTAGCGCTGGCTTCGACCGGCGATTTCGGCTTGCTGCTGCCGCCCTTCTCGCCGTGGATATCGATCTGTTGCGCTGCGCCCATGCTTTCCTCCAGGCATAAAAAAACCGCCTCGCGGGCGGTTGTTGTATTGCTGTCCTGCTTACACTTTGTCTTCAGCCAGGATCGAGGCCGAGATGATCATCCCGCCCCACCGGCGCTCGCCGATGCAGATCGGTACCGGGTTGCCGCTCGCTGTGGTGTTTTTGGCGCTGCCGAAGGCGTAGGACGGTGCGTTTTCGGGGGATGCGCTCTGCTTGAGGCCCGAGGCTTGGGGGCTGAGCATTTGGATCACGCCGCCGGCGGTCATTGCCAAGCCAGCGGAGAACAGAGAGGGACCGGCGCCACCAGCAAAAAATGACGCAGCAATCAGCACGACGCCGATGATTGTTTGAAGTACACCTGCGCGCTTGCTTCCTGAAATCACAGGAACAATTCGAATTTCCTGAGCTCCCCCGAGTGCAAAATCTTTTTCGCCCACATTTTTCCGATTTCGGAAAATCGCGAATCGCATACCGCGCCGATCCAAATCCTTGATCGCCCCTTCGAACCCGTCGATTGTGCATTTCAATGCCTTGAACGCTTCGCCAACCGATTTACTGCCAAGCTCTCGATAATGCACGCGGCCGAATAGCCTTGCCAGTGGGCCAGATAGGAGAATGGTGGTCATTGATGGTTTAGAAATTGCTACCGCCGCCATGGGTTATCTCCTGACGAAAAAAAACCGCCAATTGGCGGTTTTGATAAATTGCTCGGTTTACAGGCACTCGCGAACTGCGGCCTCAAGTGCCGCACGGCCCCACATTTTTGACCACGGCAACCTCTGGTACAGTGCGACTTTACTGCCTGCTCCAGCGCTGGAAACTTCAAGCACCTCATCGGTCATCATGTCAGTGGCAACAACCAGCCGGTAGCCGTTCTCCGTCTCAGACATGGTCGAAGTCGAGCGCTGATCCTGCCACTTCGGGAAAACGCACAGAGCGTACTTCTTGGCTGATTTATTGGTGGACGCGCTAATGGTCGGATCGTTCTTCTTCACATCTCCAGGCGACGAGCACCCCACCAACAGCGCTGCCACCAACACTCCTACAATCAATTTCATGCAGGTCACTCCTTTGGAAAAGGGTGCACGATATCACCGGGGGCGGACGGAACTGAAAAAGCCCAGCACTGGGCCGGGCTGCTGGGAGTCAGCCAGACACTTTCAGCGTCAATTTACCCATCAAGTTTTGCTTAATTGCTTCAGCAACCTGCGCAAACTGACCATCTACAACCTCCGTTGGCACGTTGAACACGGTTTCGTGATCTGAGGTGTGCAGCGCTACAGCGATGACTCCATTGTTAGAGAACAGAGTCACCTGCTGAGTAAAAAACGACTTAGATAAGTCATTCGGACTTTCTTCAAGTGTGATCCGAATTGCAAACTTGTATCGTAGTTCGTCGTTCTCGAACTCCATCGGATGCACGCGCTTGAACTCGCCGTTTTTTACCAAGCCGATATCCACATAGTTGAACAGCGTACCTTTCTCATCTGTCCAAGACTGCGATGGAAGATCTAAAGACACCTGTAGATCTTTCAGCAATTGATATGCCGCTTTCCGCAAATGCTCCCAATAATCATCCTGCTCGCGCCGGAACTCGATGAATCGCTTGGTGATATCGCTGTATTTCAACATCGGGACATTCCTTCGCTCGAGTGGAGCCAGCATTCTAGCATCACTCGCCCACACGCCCCTCGTCACATCACCTACTTGGGTGTGCGCCGTTGTGCCTGAGAATCAGCCGTGTTCTGTCGAGCCATGGCCCGCCGAAGACAATGACCTCTGACGGCCTGCCGTACAGGTGGTGCAGCAGGAAGGGCCCCAGCCCGAACGTCGCAGCATCCTCACCCGACAACGCCGGATCGGCGCCGAGGAAGATCCCGGCGTGGTTTGGGTAAACGGTTCGGCCCACCTCCATCACGACCATGTCGCCGCGCTGCGGCTGGTCGACCCCGTAGAAGCCGGCGGCCTCGTAGTTCGCCTCGTACAGGCTGGTGTTGTCCTTGCTCTCCCACCAGCCATCTGCGCGTTTGAAAGCCTCGAACTCAAGCCCCCATTCGCGCTTGTACCAGTCCGCGCAGACCTGCCAGCAGTCCCACGCGCCATGCACGAAAGGCCGCTTCAGCAGCGGCACCTCGCCGGACGGTATCACGGTGCGCAAATCGCCCTCCGGCCAGCTCAGGATGTGCCACGGCATGGCCGTTGCCTCACACATGGCGAGATCGCGCGGTGAAGGCCGGCTGGTGGCGTCTGGATGCGAATGCACCACACCGATCACCTCGCCGACGTCCTCGGCCTGGGCGTACTCCTCAGGGTCGATTCGGAACTCTTCATTCGGTTCGGTCGAGACGTTGCGGCACGGGTAGTACTGCTGTTTGCGGCCCACGGCCAGCAGCAGCCCGCAGCACTCTTTCGGGTACTCGGCAGCCGCGTGCGCCTGGATCGCGGACAGGATGTGTTTTCGCATTATTCGCACCCACTAAAAAGGGCGCCGTGGCGCCCTTAATTGGTCGTTATCGAGTTGGAGGGGTGAGAACGGCCTTCTCTATAGGCCAGCCCATCCGAATACGTAAATAAACGATGTTGTACGAGAGACTGAACTGGTCAGCCCAGTCTGCAATCGTTTTGGTTTCACAGAAAAGCGTTTTTAAGTGGTTTGACCGAGTGTTTCTGCACTGCTCTTTATGAGTAGCCCATCTGCAGTTATCAGGCGAATAGCCCTTGTTGTTGTCAATTCGATCTAACGACATGCCATCAGGACGAACACCCATGTCTTCATAGAAATTGGAGAACTCTAGCCACCGCTCACACACTGTGATTCCGCGAGCACCGTAGCTTTCATAAGCTGCATGTTTTTTATTGGAGCACCGTCGAATCATTCCATCCCAAAGCTGATAAGACGGCGTACCCTCCATACCATGCTTGGTACTTCTTGTTCTTGTGAGCTCTTTTGAAAGGCACCCGCAAGATGTGGACTGGCCATTTACCAAGGGACCGGATCGAACGGAGCTTTGTTTCCCGCAATCGCAAACACAATTCCAATAGGCTCCAGCCTTACTGGGCCTGCTTGCGTCGCGATCCACTACAAGTAGTCTCCCAAACCTCTCGCCGGCGAGATCTCTAACAGGTCTACCCATTTTCATACCCCTACAGCATGAAGCCCTAACTGATGGAGTACGGCAGGCCGGTTAGGGGCCGGCTTTTCGGGGATCAACCTAGCCGCACAGGCATATTCTATCAGCTCCTTGCGATCAAACTCACCGCAGGAAACCCACCAAAATTTAAAGGATTTCCTGCCCCGAACCGACACTCGCAGCCAGTGGTAAGTAGTGCGTTGCACTGGTCTTTTTCTGGGTTGTCCGTGGGATTACCTTCCATATCGAAATAGGGGCCTGTGTACTGGCAGTCTGGGCCTCTGTATCCCCCCGTCAGCGCCCAGTGACAAAGCGTCGTAGCCTGCCGGCCGATGGACTCGTTGCCGACGTCGCCCGGGCTGGCCAACTCCCAACTGACGTTTTCCCCGTCCTCATTCGTCTTCTGGTCGATGTACCAGACCTCGATCGTCTCCTGGGTCGGATCTGCCGTCGGATTGCCGGCCGGGAAGTTCGCCGCGTCCAGGTAGGTGCCCAGCGTGTGGCGCATCGTCAGCTTGAACTCGAGCAGATCCTCGAATGCGAGGCACAGCGCCGTGATCCGCCCATTGACGTTGCCCACCGATAAAGTTGGCCGCACGGCAGTGCCGTCGCCGTTCGCCTCGATGCCGTCGATCTGCATCGGCCAGGCGCCGTACTCGTTCCCCTGCCAGTAGATCGCTTTCGCCGGCAGTTGGTCGGCATCGTCGCCGGCGGCGATCAACTCGGCCGCCGTGTGCGGAATCGCATGCCCGTGAAAGCGCAAAACGTCCGCGCCGTATTCCGTGCCGTCCAATTCAAAGAGCAGCACTTCGCTGCCAGGCTCAAGCACCTGGATGTCACTGATCAGCGGCATGGTTGCCCCTTATGGTTGGAATGCCCGCTCGAATGTGGCGGTGAGTTTGAAGACCCCGCCGCCCATTGGTGTGGGAGCGGGATTTTTGCAGGTGAACAGCCCGAGCTCGCCGAGCGGCGTTGTCCAGAGAAACGCCTTCGCCCCGGCGTGCCGATCGAGGAAAGCCATAATCTGCAATACCTTGGCCTTCTGGCCGACGCAGGTGACCGGATAGGAGTCCTCTTTGTTGTTCGGGCCGTCGCCGACGTTCTGCGCGTAGCCGTTGCCAAACTTCGAGGTGCGCACCCGATAATTGATGTCGGGTGTCTCACCGCGCTCGGTTGGCCAGGTGAATTTCTCGATGGCCATCAGGCCCTCCCATTTGCGTTTCGGAAGCTGGTACCGCCCGCGCGCCAAGAATCAGCGACGGCTTTTTCGGCAACGGCCTGCATTTGCGATTGCAAATTTCTCGACAGCGCCTGCTGGTCGATCTGCATCCCTTCGGAGCCTCGATCCTGCGTCACCACCGTTACCGGTGCGCTGATGCTGATTGCAGTCCCAGAGCCACCGCCGGCCGCGAGTACACCCAGCTTGCCGCTGGAAGTCCGGGTCAGCGGCATGATCGCCTCCGGCCCCGCCTCACCCATGACGCCCGCCCGGCCGCCGGCCATGCCGAAGGCGGTCGGCGTGCTGACGATGCTGTTGGTGAAGGCGCCGCCGTTGGCGAACATCTGCACGCCCGACGACCAGGCACCACCGAGCGCCTGCGGGAAATAGCTGCTGGAGTAACCCGCCGAGGACGCCCCGAGGTTCGACGACGTCGCACCTGCTGATCCAGCCGCCAGCCCATTACCGCCACCACCGCCAGTGAAGTAACTGGTGGCAGCGCCGACGAGGCTGCTCAGCAACGCAGAGCTGGCTTGACGTGTCGCGATCCGCGCCATATCCGCCAGGATCGACTTGGTGAAGTCAGCAAACGACAGCTTCCCGGTCATGGCGAAGTTGACGACTGCGTCTTCCATCGAGTTGAAGGCGTTGCCGAACAGAGTTTTTGTTTGGCCGGCAATGTTGCTCGCCGAGTCCAGGTAGTTGGCCCAGGCCGATGTCGCGCCTTTGGTCCAATCACCCTGCGCTGCCTCCACTTCCGCGTAGTTCTGGCGGATTTGGTCGGTGGCCGCCTTGTTCGCGTCGGCGAGCGCCTGCGACTTACGGGCGAACTCCTCCTCCGACATATTCCGCGATGGATCTGACTTCTGATTCGCGAGTTCCAGCGCTTGTTGTGCGAACCGATCTTGCTGGCTGTTCAGCTCATTATTGAGTGCGTTCTGGCGATCGCCCTGTCCTACGCCGAGAACGGCGCGCTGTCCTGCCAGCTCCAGCGCTCGCTGCTGTTGAGCCAGTGCCTGAACGTAGGTCGTGATCGACCGCTCTTGTCGAGCAAGGCGACCGGTCTCGTTCGTGGCAAGAACCTCAAGCTGGCTGTCTGCCTCTTTCTGCGCCTTGACCATCCCGGCTCGCGCATCGGCGATCTTCTGGTCGAGCTGAATACTTTGCGCAGCAGAAGTGGTTTTTTTCGCCTTCGCGGCTTCCAGTGCGGCAATCTCCGCCTCGTAGGCCGCAGTCACCTCGTCGCGCTCGTTGCCGATCAGCGCTTCGCGCTTCAGGGCATAGTCGGTTTGAGAGACCAGCCCAGCCTTCTGCTCGGCGTCTAGTTCCTTCTGGGCGTTTTTGTACTCTTCGCTGATGGCTGCCAGGTTGTTCTTGGCATTGTTGAAGCCGGTCAAATCGACCTGAGTTCCGGCAGCCTTCGGATCCTTGAATTGGTCGTTGATGTTCGCCAGGTTCTTGTCGATCGCGGCCTGATTCAGGCGAGGGTCGTTGGGCGCGACCTTGCGGATATCTTCGAGCTGCCGCTTATACTCCTTGATCGCCTCGGTGCGCTTCTGCTCGTTCGTCCACGCCGACTTGGTCAGGACGTCGATCTTCGCCATCGACGAAACGGCGTCGCCTTGGGCCTTTGCCTGTTCTCCCTGCCACTTGGCGATGTCGGCTTCCGCTGCCTTCTGATCCTCCAGCATGTTGAGACGATTCTGGTAGAGATCAATCATCTCCTGCTTGTTCTGGAACAGACCAACATTGCCAGACTGGGCCGACTCCAGATTACGCCGCGCCTGTTCGATATCTGCGTTGATATCTGGTCGGCCGAGGTTCTTCAAGTTGTCCGCAGCGCGCGCAACGGCGTTGTAGCCTCTCTCCCAGAAACTCAGGTTCTCCAGAATTCGCGGGGTTCGCTCGTTGATCGCGTCGGCATACTGCTCGGTCGCCAGTTTCACGGCGCCGGCGTGGTCGCCCTGCTTCTCCAGCGCGGCGATCTGCAAGTAAACCGACGCGGTCAGGTAGTGGTATTGCTCATTCAGCGCGGCGGATGCCTTGACCGGGTCGTCGGCGAGCTTGGCGAACTCGGCTACGGTCTCGCTTACGGCCTTGCCAGTCGCCTCCTGCATCGACACGGCAGCCTGGGTGATTCCGGTGAAGCTTTCGCCGGCGATCTTGCCGTTGTCGGCCAGCAGAGCGAGCACGGCTGCGGCTTGGCCAGTGGTGCCAACGGTTGCGCTGACCTGGCGGGCCATGTCGCCCAATTGCCCGGCGCTCACACCGGCGTAGTTGCCGGTCAGGATCAGCGCTTTGTTGTAGCTGTCCTGTTCCTCGCTCCCCTTGTAGAAAGCATACGCCAGACCACCTACGGCGGCGGTGGCAAGCGCGAGCGGGCCGAGAATGGCGAGCAGTCCCGCTGCGCCCGCGCCTGCACCGGCGCCCAATTGCGCAACCGCACGTACGCCACTTCCCCAGTCTCCCGAGGACAGCGCATTCCCCAACTGAACGACGTTTTCCTGTGCCTGGCGTGTACCGAGGCGCAGCTTGTCGAAACCGGTGGTAGTTTTGTTGAGCTTGTCGTAATCCTTGTCGATCTTACTCAGGGCGGTGTTGTACTCGTCCTGGCTGATCCGGCCGGCATCCAGATGCTTGCCCAGTTGCTCGACCTGGGTATCCAGCTTCGCCAGTGCGGCGCGGGCCGGGTCAATGGTGCCCAGCAGACTGTTCAGCGCCTTCTGCTCATCCATGGCCGACTTGGCCAGTGCGACCTGTTGCTTGTCGAGCTGCGCCGAGATCTTCGCGGCCTCAGCCTCGCCATAGGCGCCGGTTTTGGTCAGCTTCGCCAGCGCATCGCGCTGCTTGGCAAGGTCCTGCGTGGTCTTGGCACTGGTAGAAAGCGATTTCTCCAGCGCCTGCATTTCGTTCATCAGCGAAACGGCAGACTGCTCGGCCCGGCCGCCGGCCTTCGCCATTTCATCAAGGCTCGTTTTGGCCTCGATTGCATCGGCCGAGTCGATCTTGACGCCGAGTTCTGCAATGTTCATCGACTCACCTTGAATAAGTGCCCGTGATTACGGGCTGTTTTCCCTTTCCTCCGCCATGACGCGCAGGGCTTCGCTTTCCAGCACCTGCAGGTCAGGAAAGATTTCAGCGAGTTTCTTTTTCTTGATGCCGAGGAAGCCGGCTACGTCGCGAATGCAGTTGTAATCGAGGCCGATGGCGCCACCGGTGCCGACCCGCCACTGCGTGGACATTCGGTTGAACAGGAGGAAGGCTGGCCAGTTGCATGGCCAGACCTCTACGTCGTCACCCGACATATCGGCAGCCGTCAGCCCGAGGATGGCCAACTGCTCAGCAGAGGGCCCGCTTTCGTACAACGCCGCGGCTGCTTCCCTCAGTTTCCCAAACGGGCCTGATTGAACGCGCTCTGATAGGCATTCACTACCGCTTCGGCGGTCCCCTGACACGACTTCACAAGGGCAAGGATGCTCTTGTCGTCGAACTTGTCATCGAAGCCCCATCCAGCGACCAGGTCCTTGACCTGCTGAACTTGATACTCGGTTTCGGCAGCAACGACATCCGACAATGTGGTGCCATCCCCGAACCCCTCGCGCATTTCCTTCGCCTTCAAGTTCCACTCGTCAAACAACGCGGCGAGTGCCGGGCGATCGCGATACTTGAAGGTGAACTCGATTGCCTCGGGCTCGCCCCCCACGATGGGTATGTGGACGAGAGCGTTGAACGTAGGGTTCTGGGCGATCCTGATCTTTGCCATGGGAAGTCCTTATGCGCCGGCCAAATAGCGGAGCGAGCGAGCCGAAAGCCCGATGCTGATGGTGCGCGTCATTACGTTGTTGCGCTCCATCGTTGGATCGGGGGTGATGCTCACATAGCCTGGGTAGAGGATTTGATCGCCATTGCGCAACTTCATGCGCACGACGGCCAGCTCTTTGGTGTCATCGAAGCCTTCGACAGTCTCGACGTATTGAGCGGTCGGCTGATCCTCCACCACGATGGTGATCGTGGTCGGATTTCGGTTGGTTGGAAATTGCTTGTCGTCGTCATCTTCCAGGTAGCCGACAGTTTGGTATTGCTGCTCACCGCCGGAGGATGTGAAGGACGTAACTTTCGAGATTTGCGTCCATCCGGACACCGGGATCACGGAACCGGCCCCTGCTCCGACGGTGAACTTGTCGGTGTTGGTGGTATTGAGACCGGCCAGCGCAAATGCATCAGCGGTAACGCCGGACGCCTTTACTGCGCGGTCATTGATCAGCGCCCAGCCGGAGTTGATCAGCAAAACGTCGCCATTTTCGATGCTGTGCTCTACGGAAGCAGCGACTGGCGGTTTCGCATTGGTCAGCGCGGTGAAAGCGACGGCGGATCCCATAACGCTGGCGATCTCCAGCACAGCGCCGTTCGGCAGCGGAAAGCGTGCGGCCATGGTGTGTTTCCTCTTGAATGCCCGCCTGACGGCGGTAGGTTATGCCCCAGCGGGCGGTTGGTCTGCGACACCTGCGTAGGTGAAGCTGGCCGGGACCGTATAGGTCGCGGACTCAGTGATAGTTGGCCCCTGATCTACGGGCTCAGTGATGAGGCCATCGAACCCGTTGCGGGCCAGTGGCGTGTCTGCGCGAAAGAGCCGTGTCAGCTCTTCAACAAGCGTCTCTGCGATGGCCATGGCCTGGGCAGATGGACAGACGATGCTGATTTGATAGATGCCGGTGTACTCGTAGGCGTCCCCGCCGAGATAACGGCAGGTGGTACTGGCTGGTAGCTGGAAGGCCCGCAGATAGGTTTCAGATGGGCCCGGTGTAAATGCCTGATTCAAGTAGGCCACTCGTATTGGACGTGCAGCGGACCATGCGGCCAGCTTCGTCTCTATGGCCTGACGAGCGCGTGCGTGACTCATACCTGATTGTTCCTGATGGCCTCCTGCACGATCTGCTGGAAGCGAGCCACGGTGACCCGGACCATGCCGCTCGGGGCCTGTTTGGAATGGCCGAACTCCAGCGGGATCGCGTAGGGCAAGTTGTTGATGAGGTAGACCATCTGGCCGGCGGTGAAATCGCTGATGGCGGCGACCAAAGCCGCGATGGTCTCGGTGCCGCTCGGATCAACCTCGTCGAAGGTGACGTTCTCAACCACGCCGATGGACAGGTGCCAGTTCGCCCGGAAGCGGCCCCCGACGTAGTCCTTGCCGGCGACCAAGCCGTTCACGTTGAAGTTCTGGTCGCGCTCAGTCTTGGTCAGAGGTTTGGCGTACTTCACGCCCCGCTTCAGCTTCCCGGCATTGGTGAAATTGCCTTCGTCCAGGTTGATGAGCGTGTTCCGGACGGCCACCTTGAAGTCGTAGTCGTCGGCCGCCCTGGTATTCGCCTGCCGGTGAGCGACGTTCGCCGCCCAGATCTCGGGATTACCCACGGGAGACATGCGGATCAGGCTGCTACCCAGCTCGATGATGATCTCGCGCACGCTCGCGTCGATGGCTTCGCTGGTCTGTGCGGCGAATTCAGCCAGGCTCAGGGCGAAGCTGCCGGACTGCCCGGCGCCAGCCCTGCTCATGACCGCACCTGCAGTTCGTAGAGGATTGACGTCCCGGCGGGATTCACCTCTTTCAGCGGCGGCACGATGGACCAAGTACGCCCCTGAATGATCACCTTGTTCAGCAGGTCCGGTACCCAATCCAGCCCCTGCGCGGCGATTTTCAGTTTCTTGTCGCCCTGCTTGATGAGGCTGTTGTTCTGGAATTCCTGACCGGTGAAGTCGAGCAGGATGCCTTGCGCGGTCTGCTCGATGGTGGCGCCTGGCGATTCGCCGCCCGTCTCCGGGTCATAATCGCCCGGCACCGTCTTGCTGATGGTCACGGGCTGGCCGAACTCTGTGATCATCTCCAGAGCCATCACGGCCATTTCGTCATAGAAGGCCATGGTGGCTCCGTTTCAGCTAAGCGCGCACGGCGAACAGACCGCGCTTCTGTAGGTAGTCAGCAAACTGCGTAGCGCTTGGCCGGTCCGGCGCCGCCGGCAACAGTCGGCCGCTGGTGTTCGGGATCGTCGCGTACTCGCGAGTTACCGCGCCCTCGACACGCTCCAGCGTTACCGCGCCTTTGCGTTTCTCGATCGGGTCGACGTCGTCGGTGTGGATCTCGGCAGCCAGCGCCATTTGGCCGTACTGGATCCGCGCTGGCAGGTAGTTGTCGGGCTTGATCTCGTAATCCAACTCGACACCGCGGCGCGGCCAGGACAGAGCCTGTTCGCTGTTGGACTTTCGCCCTTTCCAAATCATGCCATCCATTGCCAGCGCAGCCCGGCGCAACAGCGCTTCCTGTGCTGGCACTTCTGCCGGGATGGTCACGCCGAACTTCACGGCGTACATGGCCAGGTCTTCGGCGGATGCGTAGCTTTCGGCGTCAGGCTTGCCAGTACCGTCCTCGATGATGAGTGTCATGAATCAGCTCGCTGTGTTGTTCTGGATCGGATGCCACGTTGCCGGGCACCCGGATTGTTAAGCCTGCTGCAAGTCAGCAACTGCCTTTTCCAGCGATTCTACCGAGGCATTCGCCCGATACGTCACGTTGGCGGCGTCGAGTTGCGCTTTGAGGTTCGCGATCTTCTCGGCATTGTCGACCGGCTCGGCTGCTGCCTTGAGACGTACGACTTCAGCGCGGAGTGATTCAACCTCACCCGCCAAGTTGTCACGTTCACCCGTGAGGGTTTCGAAACCCTCGTGAATCGCTTTCAGCGCATTGAACAAGCGGATTGGCAGTTCGCCGGCGCCCGGGTGTTCCAATTCAGTCAGACCTTCGGCGGCGTCGATCAGCGGCACGATGCCATCGCGCTCCGCATTCAACTTATCGATCAGCTCCTGCAGCGCAGCGTGATCACCACTATCGGCGATCAGCAGCACCGGTGCCGGCTCAACCTGCCGTACCGTAACCTCCGGCACATCATCAGCCTCACCCTCGCGACTTTCGGTGATGCTCGCGTCGATGATGCGCAGGCCGTGTTCCTTCGCTAACGCCTTCACGTCTTCCCGATACTGGTGAAACGGTCCGGGCAGATACCAGATTTTGTTGCTCATGATTGCATCTCCGCCGAGCCGGGCACACGTCCCGGCTTGGACATCGCGGGGTTACTTGGAGGCGTCACCGATCAGAGCGACACCAGCGGTGTGCTTGATGCTGGTAGCGGTTTTGTCCCAGTTGGTGCCGGTCGCCAGCTCAGCGTCGGTTGGAGACTTGCCGCCGGTGGTGGTATCCCAGGTGTACCCCTTCAGGCCCAGGCCGAAGGTGTAGTCGGTCTGGAGCGTAGTTTCGATGCGCTCCTTGCCGTTGGTGGTCTGGACATTGCTGATGATGTCGCGGCCGTCGTGGACCAGCGCAGCGCCCTGCACCAGGGAGAGGATGATTTCCTTATTCGGGGTGCCGGCCTGCATCAGCGCCGGGGCATCCGTCACAACGGAGATCTTGCCGAGGATGTCCACCACGCGAACGTTGCCTGCCTGGAACAGCTGCTGCTGGTTCGCCAGGTTCTGGCCGACCAACTTGTGGTAGCTGGTGCCCTGCATCACTTGGGTGACCAAGTTCTGGCTTGCGTCGCCGAACTCCGCATGCGCGTTGTTCAGGCCGGCGTAGCTGATACCTGCGGTAGCCGACACATCGTTGACTGCTGCCGCTTGAGCGGTGATTGCTGCAACCAATGCTGCGATCGCAGTGTTCAACTGGTCCTTCAGCAGGATTTCAGCGAACGCGCGGCTCGCGACTTCGATACCTTGCGCGGTTGGGCGCTCCAGCCAGGTCATCTGCGATGGCTCATAGCGGATCGGGCCGAAGCCGCCGGCGACCTTCACCGATGTGTTTTTCAGTTCGGTCAGGTCGGTCGCAGCGACTGCTGCGTTGGCGCTGTAGCGATCCACGCGGCGCTGCGCAGCAGCCAGGGTCTGGAAAAACGACTCTTGGAGGAAGTCGCCAGTGAAACCGTCCGGAGACAGCACGATAGCGCCTCGGCTTGCGGCGTTGAAAGCAGCCAGGTACTGGTCCAGCGTCTCGAGAGTCGCAGGCATGATGTACTGGTTGAAGACCTGCATTTGCGACAGGGACATGAGTTATTTCCTTACGATTGAGGGAGATCTGGGAACCGGCTTGCGATCGCAGCCGTCCGTTCCTCTTTGTTACCGCCGATTTTTCCTTTCGGGGCCCCGCCCCCACCACCTGCACCGCCGGCCCCGCCGCCCGATGCTTTACTGCCCGCGATCAGCGGCGCGAAAGCCGCGTCATTCGCGATTTCTGCTTTCAGCTCGTCCAGCGTTGCCGCCGAGAGCTTGCCTTGTGCGTCGAGGACGACCACAACAGGCTTCCCGTCGCGCTGCTCGACGCTCAGACGACGTTCGATGTGCGGCAACAGGGCTTTGGCGCTGCCTTGAACAGCCAGGGCAGACGCGATATCAGTAGCGGTACGGCCGACAGTCAGATCCCGGATCTGACCGCTCAGCGTTGCCCGCTCCTGTTCCAGCGTGCCGGTCAGCTCAGCTTCGCGGCGAGTGAATTTCTCTGTCCAGGAACGCTCGAGCTCTTCGACGTTGCCGGACTTGCGAGCGAGTTCTTCCCGCTCCAGGCGCGCAGCCTCTTCGGCTTCGCGCGCCTTCTTCTCGGCGGCCTTCTTCTCGCCGAGCAGTTCATCAACCTTGGCCTTCAGGCCGGATACATCTTCTTGCTGCGGCAGACCTTCAATGCCGAGTACGAACTTGCCGTCCTTCTCGGTGTAAAGAGCGCGCACGGCTTCATCTACCCCTTCCAGGGTATCCAGTTGGAATTTCAGCATTGGTTGTCTCCCAGAGACGTAGGTGCAGGCCCTGCCTGCGGAGTAAAAATCCGGGTAAAGTTATCGGCCCGAATCAAAAAAGAAGTTGTGGAATGCGTCTTCCAATCCGCACGAAACGTAATGCAACGACCGACGAGAACAGAAACACCGCCTCTACTTCGAATGGCTTGCACGTAGCGGCGATCACCGCTTTCGCAACACTTGTCGCTGCCGGATTCGGGGCATACGCTCTTGTGTCGTCAGCAAAATTGAATCGAATCGAAAGCTGCATAAAGCGTGTGGACGAAAGGGAAATGATCACTCGGAAGAAGGCAGAGGACTTACTTGGCGACATGGGCAACTTTTTAGGTTCCTTCGCAGGTTCTAATGAGATCCCGAGAGAGCCAGGCAAACAAGTTATGAAATCAGCCTTCGCCCTAACTGCCTATGCGCCAGTCGAACTCAACTTAGTCGCATTGAAAATCGCGATGACAGTGCAACTTGGCCTCGCTGCTCATACCGACGAGGCTATGGAGAAGGCTATTGGTGCCGCCCAAGTTTCATTTAGCGGATGGAGCGACAACTACATCAAATACATGCGCTCGTTTGAAGTTGAGCGCTCGAAATGCTCAGAGCCTTAACCCCGCCCGCTCGAATGCCAGGAGCTCAAGAGCCTTCATCTGCACGAGGGTCAGAGGTGAAAAATTTCGATCAAGCTGCAGCTCGGCGAAGCGTTCGACGCTCAGACCGCCTTCGCGAAACAGCTGTGCTCGAACCGGGCCTATGGCCTTGTCTTGGAACGCAGCCGGCTGCTGCTGTAGCCAGTCGTAATAGCTGATGTCAGCCCTAACCTGCTGCGCGCCAGCATCACCGATCGAGGCCCGCGTAGCTCCCTCGGCAAACAGGACACTGAAGCGCGTCACCGCCACCACAGTTGATCGGCAGTTGATGTGGATCGGTGGCCTCGGCCCCTCAGTCAGCTTGAACCGGCGCTTATCCAGCGTCCGGCATTGACTGGTTGTCTTCGAATCCAACGTACTGACCCACTCCACCGACTGCACGACATCAGAGTTCGCTTTCAGCGTCTCCATGCGCGCCTGGGTAGCGACGTGCTGCACCGCCGTTCGCACGATGGCGCCAGCGTTGCGGTTGGTCGTAGCCAGGATGCCGTCGTTGTACTTGAGCGCCTTGGTGCCGCGGATGTTCTTGATGATCTGGAAGTTGGTTTGGCCTTCGAAGAAACCCTGCCGGATCGCGCCAGTGAGGCGTTGCCGCTCGGTGCTGGTGAAGCCATCAATGAACGTCTTGAGCAGCTTGCCGCCGTCCGCGCCGCGCACGCTCAGCGGATTGGTGAGGATTGCCGCCCTGATTGCCGCAGCACCTGGCACCGCCGCGTCGAACGAAACGCCAACCGGTGCTGCGCGGGTCAGGCTGGTTGCTTCAAACTCGGCCTCGTAATTGGCGATATCCACCAGGTCGAGGTTCAGCTTTTCGCTGTACCGATCGAAGATGCCCAGTAGCAGGCTATCGACTTCGCTCAGCAGCCGCTCCAGGCGGACGACGGTGTAATCCGTCAGGTCCGCACGGGTCAGCCGCTCGCGAATGGAGCGATCGATCTCCTTGAGGAATGGCGCGAACTTCGCCACCTCCCCCGACTTCAGTTGCTCGAGGAAGACGGCGTGCCGGATCGTGGCATCAAGGATTGCCTGGTTTGCCGACATTCGGAATCACCTCTTCGTCATCTAGGGCTGGCCCGGCACTCTGCGCTTCGAGTTCGTCCCGGATTTCGTCGTCCGTTTTCTCCGGATTGATCACGCCTCGATCGCGCAGGTACTGCCAGAAGTCGCCTTCAGGCAGCTTGCCGCCCTGCACTGCGTTGAACAGTGCAGCCAGGATCGTCGCGTCCAGAGTGATCTGGCTGAAATCTTGGTTAAGCTTGTAGACCACTTCGCCGGAGGCATTCACGAACTCAGCCATCCACTCAAGGCACTGGCTGTAGGCTTCGCTGACGTTGCTGACCACCAATGACAGGACGCTGTGTTCGGCGGCGCTGTCGTTGTCGGCCTGGGTGGCGGTCTTCACCGCACTACCACGCTCAATTAGTCGGGCGCCGAGCGACACCATGTCCTGCTTCTTGGATTCCATGGCCTCTTTGGCCACCGTGTTCGGCTGAGCCTGCCAAACCCCGCAGGTGCCGTTTACTGGAAGCAGCCAAGGCGCACGGGAGCCGAGGAATATCCCGTTCGCCTCCATGTGATCGCGCCATTGCTCATCCAGACCGGCCATCCACGGCTGAGGCTGGCCCACCAAATAGGCAGCTTCTTCGTAGTCCGCACTGTTGCGGTAATGGCCAATGTTCACCTCGGCCATGTCGTACAGCGGCGCGTCGTCGATCGTGGTGTCGTTGTTCTCGCTGCCAACGAATTGGAACGGAATCACTTGCCACGGTCGACCCAGGCCATTGAGCGGGGTGAATGGCGCGACAACCTGAGCGGTATTGCTAGGCCCCTCCTCCCAGACTTCCTGGGTGTATTGACCGGAGGCGTCGAGGCGCAATACTCGGTATTGCACGACCTGCTCACTGCCGAAACCATCGTCCGTATCGACGTCGACCGTCTCGCGCAGCACGACGAGGCTCAGCAGGTGCTGGCCGCCGACTTGGCGGGTCTTCCAGTTGATGATCGACTCTGCGGTGTAGCTCGCGATGTTCGCTCGGGCACGGCCGGAAAGTTCGTCCGCCTTGCTGACCGTGCCCGCCTCGACCGCAGCGTAATCCACCAGCAGCCCGTGTCGACCCACTTCGAGCAGGTGCCCGATCACCGACTGGGATTGTTGGTAGACGCTCACACCCTGACCGTCGACGTCCTTGACCACATAATCGAGCGCGCCGGGAACAGTCAGGGTTGGCCAAGTGCGGAATACTGCGCCAACCAGGCTGTGCTTAGTGCGGCCCGTGGCGTTGTAGAACACGGATCGCTTCTTGTAGCCTCGTAGCGCTGCTTGTTGTCCTCGCTGGTGTCAGCCGCGTTCGGTCTCGGCAGGTAGCGGTCGCCGGCAGCCTTGATGGTTTCCGACCCTTTGCAGACGTCGCGCACCAAGCGCCAACGGTACTGTGCCGCCTTGTACTCGGGACGAGTAAAAGTGACGTCCGTCATCGGGCGACTCCCATTTTCATTGAGGTGACCGGTTTAACGATCGGGTACTCGCGGTGGATGAAGTAACCTCCGCCGTCGTTGGCGTGGTCGTTACCTTGGCTTTTGTCTGGCTCGCCGTTGGGCGCCCATATCTGCTGTTCCAGGCCGTCGGCGTATGTCGGGCAGGTGAACGGATTAACCAGGTAACGCCGCTCGCCCTGCGCGTTACAGAACATGGCGTTCATGGCGTTGATCCGATCTTTAACCGGCGGGTTGGCCGCCGGTGCGATGACCGTGAAGCCTGCCTGCTTGAGCATGGCGATATCGGTGAGGCTTGCATTTACCGACTTGCGCGAATCGCCGGAGGCGTCCGGGTAGATCCGGATCTCGCAGGTCTTCTTGTAATCGTTGCCGGTGTGTTCCCAGTACCGCTCTTTGATCCGACGGATCATGTCCGGTGTGTCATAGCCATCCATCAACTCGTCCACGGCGCGCGGCAGGCCCTGCTCACGTTTGACGTGGGTGATCGCCGCCATCTTGCCGACGTTGAAGTCCATGCCGATAAACAGCGGCTCACCGGGCTGCACAGTGTCGAAGCACTGGTTCAACTTGCGGTCGTAAGCGTGGTAGATCGATCCGGACGTCAGGTTGACGAACTGGCCGTTCAAGTAAGCGCGGATCAACTGTTCGGGGTACGACTCCATCAGCGAGGCGATGTAGTCGTCAGGCAGGTTCAGTTCGTTGTCGAAGGTGCTGGCTTGGATCAGCCCATACATTTCCTTCAGCGCCGGCTTGTCGCGCAGCTGCTTCACGAACTGGAGAAAGACGAACTTGAAGCCTTCCGGCGTTGTGGTCACGTCCACGCCGTTTTTCAGCCCGGGGATGTTGTAACGCATCCGGGCAATGATCTTGCGCCAGGCCTGCTGCGCCTTGATCGACGTCAGCACGTCCAGCTCATCGACCAGAGCGTGACCGATCTTGAAACCGACGATGGTCTGCGGCTTTTCCATCGACCGGCAAATCACAGTGCCGCGATACTGCCGGCCGCTGTAGATGTGAACTTCATGGTTCGCCTGGTTGATCTTGGTCTTCAGCCCCCAGTCGTAAGCCACCTCCTCCATCGTGGGATAGAAGATGTCGCGGATCTGCGGGTAAGTCGGTGCGAAGTAACCAGCATTGACGCCGGGCCACTCCATGAAATGCTTGCTGAGCGCCGAGCATCCGACCCATGTCTTCCCGGAGCCGAAGCCAGCAACGAAAGCGCGAAACTTGTGGGGCAATAAGAGGAACTGCGACTGCGGAACGTTAAGGCTCGGCATTCGGCTTCCTCGCATCCACTACGTCGACCTGAATGCGCGTCGGGATTGCCGGTTCGTCGTCAGGCTCATCCTTCCGGTGGCGATTGACGTAGACGTCGCCGACTTCCTTCGCGGCCTGCTCGAGGATCTGCATGGCCAGGCCGATGTTCTTCAGCGACTCGGCCCTCTCAACGAACCGGTTCATGGCCCGGAGGCGGTAGGCTCGATTGGCGATCGGAATCTCGGCGGTTTCTTCGCGGAAGCGCTTGCGGGCATCTTCAAACATCGTCACCCAGCGCTTGGCCAGGCCTTTTCCTGATGTCTTTGTGGGATCGTGAGTCTCTACCTGTTGGCGAGTCACCGTGATCCCGTATTCCTTTTGGACGGCTTCAACAACCTGTGACGGCGTGTCGAAGCACGCCAAGGCCTGAACGATAAAGGCCTTCACGTCGTTTTGAAGGGCTGCCATAGATTTTCATCCGTCCAGAGCCTGTCCAGAATCAGGCCGACTTGAGCAGACAGGTTCCGCAGGCCCTCGAAATGTTCAGTTTCCCCACCTCAGCAGGCTTGTTTGCAGCATCCACCAACGCTTGCACGTCAGGGCTTGCACCGTATCGACGGACCACACCGACGAACTCTTCAACGTCGTGGCCGCGCATCTCAAGCTTGGGCAGGCCTTCCTGGGTGAAGGCTGGCTGACCGTACTTATCGGTCGCCTGGGCTATGTGATACAGCTCGTGTTCGACCAGGGCACAGAAGTCAGCGTCGGAGCACTCGGCGCAGTAGTCGGCTGCCAGGGTGATGATGTAGCCCGGCACTTCGCCGAACCAATCACGCATCTGCTGCTCCATCCGGGCCTTCTGCCAGCCACCCGCGCGGAACGCTACCTGCTCAGCCTGGCCAACCACCGATTGCCCTTTCTTCGTGAAGGCAGCAGAAGCCCACATCACACGAATGTCCGCGTCGATCAGATGGGCATGGTCCTCGTTGTGGATGCTGCCAGTCTCGGTGAGGATCTCGGTTTGGAGCCATTCCCATACTTCGGGGGCAGGCATCAGGCGAGTGCCGAAATCCGAAAGATCGGATAGCTCGACCAATGACGCAGGAGGACGCGGCCGATTCATACCAGAAGAACCTTCTCAATTCAGAGTTCGCCCCCAAAAGAGGGGCAGATTGCCCGCCTATTCGCGAGCCAGCCCGGCCTAATGAGCGCTCATTAACCAACGAGGCTCGAAGGATGAAAAACACAATTTACTTAGTGCTTGCAGTAGCAGTCGTCATTTTCACGATCGCTCCGGAATGTGTGAAGCCCGGGATCGTTGCTTGCCTGCTCAGTAAGCCCTGAAGTTTGCAATCTCGGCTGGGTAGGCATGCTAGATCGCCTCCCAGTCGGGTTGCTTGTTGTCATTGTCAACCCAAATAAAAACCCCTCCGGGTGGAGGGGCTGATAACTACTAATTACTCAGCTTTTCGAGAACTTCATCGATGAAGTTCGCACGCTGAATTTTTCCCGAATCGTCGTGCCAGATACAACCTACGCCAGGACGAGAAACCTTGTCCTCCCCAACAACATTTTTGATGGAGTCGACAACCATTGGCTTACCACCACACTTCAGGCCTACTGCATCACCTAATTGAAACTGGGACATCTTAACCTCCTACGTTGGGTACCCCCCCCAACATGAGGTCTTAGTGCCATCATTTCAACTCACACTTACTTGAACCAGCCAGTGGCCTCTGTGCCACAGCCTCGGCAGAACACGGCGCCGTTCGTTTGAACGCTCCGACGCATGATGAAGAAGTCTTCGCAGCCGCAATTGCACTGGTAGCTCTCTTCTCCCTCGCTTGGACCGTACGGCCACTTGAACACTCCACGGTGCGAGTGGCAGGACGGGCATTCGAGATTGCGACACCCTGCAGGCGCTACAGCCACCCACTCATGCTTGCAGTTCGAGCAAATGGCTTCGCCTGCAGAGTGCGGCACCTCTGCTGCCTTAAACTCCAGAACCTTTCCGGCCATGCTCTTCTCCACTGTCGCGACACAATTCGCTGATTCGCGAAACGTGTCGCGACTTACTTGGATCGACGCTCGATCCCGCCCGGCGCCTTCTCACACCGCATGCAGTGCTCACAGTTCAGCGTTCGGCAAAGCCATGCTTTCACCCGCTGCCACCAGATGACCATGAAGATATGGCGCATACCGGCCAGTGCAAGCGAGACGTCCAACGTGATCCCGGCCGTTGTCGGGCCCATCATGAAGATGTTCTGCTCCCGACTCATCACAACGAACCCGCTGATAGCGATCGCTGAATAGATCAGCTTGCCGATGACGCCGTCCCGCACTCGACCGCTCAGAACACACCAGGCCGCCCACAAGGCAATCAAGCCGCAGGCGATGGAGTTGATCAGTTCAAGATTCATGGGTTGCCTCCTCCGAACCGCTGGCGAATAAGCGCCCAGAGGTCAGCGGCTTTGATGGCTCGGTTGATGGCCGCAAGCAGCGATCCGCCGAAGGTACCCAGCAGGAAGCCAATGCCCGCGACGATCTTCGGCTCAGTCACGCCCAGGTAGGTGCTGACCATGCTCGTCAGGTACAGCGAGCAGGCGATCCCGGTAATTAGAAAGATCAGCCAGGCGCGCCAGTCGGCCAAATCGTCCTTATGCCACCAGCTTGCGACGACAGCACCGACCAGTCCTGCGATCAGTAATTCAAACCTGTCGATCTTGTCGAGCAGGCGCTGCAATAACTCCATGCGCTCGACTCCGTGGGTGCATGAGAAAATAGCCGTAGGCCATGTAGAATTCCCTCGTCATCAATCCAAGGACAAGGGTATGAAAATAACAATATCGCTAGCGCTGCTTGCATCACTCGGGCTTTCAGCCGCAACTCAGGCCGCTGATTTTTCAAGCGTCGAAATCTGTAAGGCCGCAATCTCCGTGGAAATGGGTCGACCAACGAAGACGATGAAAACGAAGAGGGCCGGGGAAATCCCAGAAATCTCTTACCGTCGCCCGGATGGCGACGCTTTCCGATATCGCTGCCAAGTGTCCGACGACAGGGTTATCTGGTCAGCGTTCATGGACGACACTGGGGAGTGGGGCCGCTGGAGAAATCGATATTCGGAGGGCGATGCCTCCACCACGTACTCCATCAAGAGCGGTGTGCTCACGATCAAGAACGATCAGTCGGGCGACCAATCCTTCAAAAAGAAGGATTTTTGAGGCCCTGAATAGGTGCGCGCGTCTTTCCGCGCTGTCCGCCAAAGGCCTTCTCAACGCCGACGCCCCAATGCATCGATCTCGCTGATCCAACCTCGCGCTACCCTGCAGCAGATGGTGAGGTCAGGGTACGCGGGCTGCCGGTGTTGATTCCGTACATCGCACTATCCGGCTATCGACGTCCAGGCTTACCGAAGGCTGTCCTGGCTACAGGTAAATTCGAGGCATAAAAAAACCCGCACTGGGCGGGCTTTCTACTACCTGACACGGCTTATTTTCCTGGCGACTACTCGCGAAACCTTGAGTACTACCAGCGCTATTAGCGCACCGACAACCCCGCCAAATAGTCCCATCTGAAATGCTGCTGATGGCTCCATCCAACACGGGCTCAATGGCTTAAAAGGGTAGTAGAGGCACGGCTCAGGAAAAAGTACCCGCCATACTGGTAACGCACCACCGATGATCAGCAACCCTAACGTAAAGAGCGCAAAAGCTTTCCATTGCGGTATGACGAGAAACCGCCTCCGAATCACTGCTAAGGCGATGACCAATACAAACGAAAAGAAACCGGGTAGGTAAAGTGTCACCAAGTAGATTTGGTCGAGCTGGTGGCCGGCAGTATCCATATCACCTCAGCAAAAAACCCGGCGCTAGGCCGGGCTTGAATGTCTATGTGCGTTTCGCGTTACTTGTGCACTATGGGAAAAGTACACTCGAAACGCCGTCATGTCAACATGATTATGCCGCCTCTTGATCTTTTTCCGCGTGGATCACCTGCCATATCGGTTGCTGAGCCTGAATATCCACTTCCGTAATCACTTCTTTCAGGGATTCCCATAACGCCAACCAGTCACGTGTCCAGTTTTTCGGGTCGATTGTCACACCGAAGAAGGAATCCATCTCAGCCGCCACTCGCGCCGGCCCCCACTCCGCCGCCCCTTGAACCTCCCCTTTGTACGACTGCAGGGCCAAAGTAACGAGATACTGCGCTTTCACTCGCTTGGCCGAGGTCAGATCGGGTAGCGCCGCCTTTGCGGTGATCAGCAGCACCGCGTTCAGTAGATGTCGCATGTTCATCGCCGGGTGATACAGGTAATGCCCGAACTGCTGTACTTGGAACGGCAGCGTATCGATCGCGCGCAGTACTTTGCCAATCATCGCCAGGTGCGCGGCGCGGGCGGTAGAGCGGCCAATCGGCGTGCGCCGCGTCTCGCTGATACTGATCCTTTCGCGCACAACCTGAATGCGCTCTTCCTTGTCTTCACCAAGTGCGGCGAATACCGCTTCATGCCGGCGCATACGGGCGCCCTTTTTCACCGGCGCAGACTCTGCCCGGTCAATGGCTGCAGCGCTGATCGACGCGTTCGATTCATGCTGAGCCTCAGTCCATACCTGCCTTGCGTTGATCAGCTTCATGCGGCTTCCCCTTTTTTCAGTTCTTTGGTCTTTGCCCGATATTCGGCCTTGATGGTTTTGATTTCTTCGACGGTGTACTTGCGGGGCTCATGAGGCCCCTCCAGCCAGGCCACGGTTTCGGCGCCGATGCGCAGCACCAGCCGAATGCGGTACTCGACTGCGTTGCCGGACAGGTTGCGGTTGCACTTCACGCACTGACGATGGATGTTCAGTGGCTCGAAACGCAGTTCCGGGCAGGCACCCACGGATCGGTAATGCCCAGCGTCCCAGCGGCTGCCGGTGATCAGGTCGCTGTCATTCGGCATCGAGTCGCAGCTGATGCACGGAAGGTGCGCGTCACGCAGGCGGACGTACTCGTTCACAGCAGCTTGGGCTTCGCGTAGGTGATCCGCCCTGCTCTTCAGCTTCTCTTTGCGTACCTTGATCTCGCGGCGCTCGATGCTGGCCAGAGACTTGCGCTTCTTCTCCTGCTTGTCCCGCGCGATGACAACGGCGCAGTCCGGCGAGCACCAAGACTGAAAGCTCACCTTCGGGACGAATGAGGCCCTACAGGTTTTGACTGAGCACTTTTTCGGGCGCGGCTGCTTCCTTTCAATCGTCATGCAGCCTCCTGGCTCAGAAGATCATCGAAGTACACGCCCTGCGGTGCGAAGCGCGCGACGATACGGTCGGTGTACGCCACGCCCTGAGCGCGATTGAACAGGCTGGTCACCGGGAACCCGTCAGGACCGAAGAGCTTGCACTCACCCATCAGGGCGAGCTTTGCCTCGTATGGCAGGTGGCGCATCACCCGATACCACTCAGCCTGAAAACCGGCGTCCTCGTTCAGCAGGATCTGCACGCCGATGTGCAACTTGCAGTAGCACCTGGCGTCGGCGGCGTCGCCGATCTGGGTCATCTCGGCGATGCGTTTGTACATCGCGAACCACAGCCGGTTCTGGTCCAGCGTTCGGTCCTTGCCGGGGCGCAGCGAGACCACGACGAACTTCTTGTCGCGGTACATGGCACTGATAGCGGTGATAGCCTCGGAAAGCTTGGCCTGACAGTTCACGGAGATTTTGTCAGCCATGGGCCGCCACCTTGTTGGGTAATCCGTCGATCAACTCACCGAGTTGATGCGTCAGTCGTTCGTTCTCGGCCAACAGCTCAAGCGCCACCTCCTCCACAGTCTTTTCGCCGAGGAAGTCCTGAAGAGCCTCAGTGTTACGTTTCCAGTTCGCGCAATCTGCGCGGTATGACGCGGCTTCAGCCCAGAGCAATTTCTGGAGTTTCTGTTTGTCGATGGTCATTGAGCAGCGCTCCTTGCTTTCAATTGTTCGGCCTGCCGAATCAGCAGCGCCCGGCGATCAGCAAGCTCGTTGGCTGCCAAAATTCGCAGTTCTGTTTTTTCCTCGTCGGTGGCTTTCCGCATCGCCAGCATCAAGTCCTTCACCGCGGCGAGCTTCTCCCGCAGTTTTGGGGAAGGCCGCGCGACCTCGCCGGTGAGCAGCGCAACTACGGCTCTACCGTCTTCAGTGACCGGCGCGACACTCAAGTCGGCCAGGTACTGCTGAGCGCGCTCCTGTGGGATTCGCTGCATTTGCAAAGCCTTGGTGATTGCCTGCGTGCGGCGGTTGGCGTCGAAGCCGACAGACACATGCCAGTTCACCTCTTTGCCGTCCTCCCGAGCCTGCCCCACCAGACGCTCGTAAGCGCTGTTGAACGCCATGCGCGCACCAACCTTGTCGCCGGCATCGAGTACAGGTTTCGCAGCAGCCAGCGCGAGCTGGATTTCGTCGGTCAGCACCACGGTTTCAAATTCATCGTTGGTGGTCATGGCGATCGCCCAAGCCTCGTCCTTGCCCGGCCGGCCGTCAGCGGCTTGCACTCGCTGGAGGATGTCGGCCATCGCCAGCTTGCCTTTCACCTCGAAGCGGCAGGCCTTCAGCGCGGCTTTCACGGAGGGCACCGAGTAAGCGCAAAGGTCTTCGGCCATCATCGCCGCAGTGCCTGGGTTCATTTCCTGACCCATGGCCTCGGCGGTGGCGCAGATCGCTGCAGCGAGGCTGGCAACCTGCTGATCATCCATTTCAAATGTACTCATTGCGTTCCCCTGCTTTGCGCTTCGCCAAGACCATTTGTGCGGCCTGTTCGGCGGCGGAGACGTTCGCCTCGGTGCGCTCCATCTGGCGTGCGGTTGTCCCGTTGATGCGCTGACCGGTCACCCACTGGGTGTGGTAGCTCTCAGCGTTGGCCAGCAGTTCGTTGAGGCTGTGGCACTTGCGTAGGACGGCGGCATCGCTGGTTTTCAGAAAGTGGGCGGCGACGTGGTGAGCAACATCGGCGCCGAGGCGGTCGACCAGTTGGCCGAGTTGCCCACCGACCTTGGCGTTCCACACCGGCCAGGTGCTGTAGCGCTTGCGGTAGGCCATGGCGTAGTTCGCCCAGACCTTGAAGGTTTTGCAGGACTGGTCTTTCGGGCCCGGCATATCGGCGGGAATTTCAACCCGGGGCGCATCGGTGCGATCAACCACCAGAACCAGATTGCGGGACTGAGCCGGCACAACCTCGGCGGAAGCCGGGGGTGCAATTGGTTCAATGACCGGTTCATTGACTGGTTCAGAAGAGTGACTGGTTCTGGGTGCAGCTCCTGCACTACCCCCTAGTGCAGGAGATTCACTAGGGGGTGAACCTGCTGCACCACCCTGGTGAATCTGCTGCACTACCCGTGGTGCAGGAGGTGCACCACCATCGAGGGTCAGGAAGTAAACATTCGACGAGTTACCCTTCGGTCCGCCCTTCCTAATTTCCTTGCGCAGCAGCCCTGACTCACACAGCGCGGTGATGTGGTTCATAACGGAACGCTTGCTGATCTCGCACTGATCAGCGATGTGCTGATAGGACGGCCAGCATTCCCCCATATCACTGGCATTGTCTGCCAGCTTGATGAGCACAAGTTTGCGAAGTGGATTGCCGACGCGAAGCTTCATCGCGGCGACCATAAGGCACATGCTCATGTGCAACCTCCAGCAACGAGCAAGGCTTGCTGGGAGCTAACACCCAACGTAAATGCCTTCACCTGATTGATCGTGACGGTGAACTGCATGTCAGGTGTTCCTGACCTGAACGGAAAAGATAAAAGCTCGCGACACGTTTTGAGAATTCTGAAAACGTGTCGCGACATTGTTCGGGGTATTGCTCGAAATGGGATGGCTCTGCATAATCGGGCCTCTCTAGTTTTGCGAATTAGCCGACCTTCTCCGTCGGCTTTTTTGTGCCCGGAATTCAGGCGGCCTTCACCGAGGCGTCCATTACGTCTAGGCTCTGCCGAACGTGGTTGATCTCCTGGCGGATCAAGTTTTTCTCGAAAGAACTGACGTGGTTGTCATCCAGCGCCTGGTGCACCGCGATGGTCAGATCGGCGACCTCTTTGCCGACATTGATCAGTGATTTGGTCAACGCTTGCGGCTCCGGCGCAACTTTTGCAACGAGGTCGAAACCAAATTCACTCGCCAGTGCAGCCAGAGGGCGCATGTCGCCGGTGTGCAACAGAATCCCGAACAAATGCTCCACGGTCAGGTGGTGTGCGTCGTTGTCCGGATTGGCGCGCTGAAGCAGGCCAACGTGAGGAACGCCCATCTTTGCAGCAAGGGGCTTGGCTTCGTTGTCGAGGACAGCGCTCTGGCACGCCCGCAGAAAATCTTCCATTCGTAAAACCTCAAATTTGTTTCAGTGGCGCCCTGCCAGTGCCTCGGCGATCATTTGTCGGGCAGTAAGCAATGACTGCCTCAGGCTGCGGTGCGCTTCGGGCGCGCAGGAATCGGGCGAATCTCATTCGCCTCAATACGCCCGTCGTCATAAAGGGTGATTTCGATGCTTCTGCCAGCTCGAACCATTTGCGAGATCGCGCTCTGGTTCACGCCGAGAGCAGCAGCAAGCGCGGCTTGCGTGTCGTGCTCTTCTAGGTATTTGTTCAAAGGGATCTTTTTCATGGAATTTCCACGGCTGGATATCTGCCATGGATAGTAGCAGCGCTGCTTTTTATCAGCAACAAAATACTAGCAGCGCTGTTTGCTTGGATATCAGCTCTGCTAATACTCTTATTCGTATGAAAATACGTCGCCCCCTCACCCCCGAAGAAGTCGCCGAGAGCGCCAGGCTCAAGGCCATCTACGAACAGCGGAAATCAGCTGCAAAAGCGGCCGGTCGTAGCCTGACGCAGGCGGATGTTGCCGAGGCTTGTGGGTGGTCTGGCCAAAGTGCTTTTAGTCAATACGCAACGGGCAAGGTGCCGCTAAACGTAGAAGCGCTGCTGAAACTCGCGAAGGCTTTGAATTTCGATGCGAGCGAGGTCAGTTCTCGACTGGTCTCCACCGTCGCCAACGTACAGCAAGAGCGCGTCCAGCCTAGTGTCAAATTAGGGAACATCGAGACCTGGGACGACGAAACCCCGCTCGATGATGATGAGGTTTATGTCCCCTTCCTTCACGAAGTCGAGCTGGCGGCCGGATCAGGCAGGTTTGCGATCGAAGAAAATGCCAACTCACGTCTGCGCTTCAACAAAAAGGATCTGCGCCACAATGGCGTCCAGTTCAGCAACGCGAAGTGCGTTAGGGTCGGCGGGAACAGCATGATGCCCGTGTTGCGCGACGGCGCCACGGTTGGTGTGAATGTCGGCAAGAACTCACTGAGCGATATCGTCGACGGCGAAATGTACGCCATCAACCACAACGGCCAGCTTCGCGTGAAGCAGGTCTACCGCATCCCGACCGGGCTACGCCTGCGCAGCTTCAACCGTGACGAACATCCAGATGAGGACTACACGTTCCAGCAGATCCAGGAGCAGCAGATCTCAATCCTCGGGCATGTGTTCTGGTGGGCGATGTACTCGCGCTGACATGCCCGTGACATATTTACGGGCTGAAAAAGATAAAAGTATAAAAACGAAAACACAACCAACACATTACTAAAGCGATAGCCAGGGCTAAAAATGGACAACCAAATCCAAACGGAATTTACGATTTCTTACGATGCCTCCGGCGATCTTGAAAGTCATAAGATAAACGCCAAAGACCTTGGAAACGCAATTGTCGGCATGCACGACTTAATTACCAAGGCTGCGTCTATCGTAAGCAACGGTTCTTCCGAAGCGGAGTTAAAGGTGATTGCACCTGCTAAGGAAGGCTCCCTGGAAATCGTTTTTGCTATTGTGGCCGATCCTCTTACTACAATAACCGTGATGAAGAGTATCGGCATCGGTGTTGCAGGGGCCGTTGCAAGCACTGCCACTGCCATAGGAATAATTGATCGACTGAAAGACACAAAAATTGACAGCGTAATTATAAACGCCCAAACAAAAGAAGCAACTTTAATAACCAAAGACGGACCGATCAAAACAAATTCAAATGTCGCCCAACTTGTGTCCAGCAAGGAAATTCGCCAAGCATTACACAAAATAGTGCAGGCACCGTTACAAGGAAGGGAAGCAGCAACAATTTCATTTATCTCCGACGACACCGAAGTTGTCCTTGCAGAGCCAGAGATAAAAAACTTTACTCCTATTCGATCTGACGTCACCGAGAAAGAAAACAAGGAAGTACTACAAAAAGTAGTTCAATTCACGAAACTTAATTTCAAAAGCCGTCGTAGCTGGACAATACAAAGCACGGACGGACTGGAGACATCAGTTACTATTAGAGATGACAACTTCATGGCAAAAGTATCTGCCAATGAAGAGGCGTTTCAGAAAGACAAGCTATACACTGTAGAACTCGAAAAAACTGAAACAACAAATATTAGCGGCACAAAAACAAAATATGATATAGTCCGAGTAATTAACGAACTCAACTAACCGCAGGGATTAACATGTGGTCTCCGTTACTGATAGCTCAAGCAACTGGATGGCTTGTTCTTATCTTGAGCTCGCCGCTAATATTTATTTTTACGAGAAAACTCGTAAGGCACCTCGCTTACACTTGGTTCCCTCGCGACACTATAATTCAGTACCAAACAAATGGATTTGTAACAGAAGCGTACTATGTCAAGCATTCAATTATTAAAGGCTCATCCTTTAGAAAGCTTTCATATGAAGAACTGAACAAGCTGGAGGCCGCGCAATGAATAACAATATGTTCATGGCCCTCTCGACCTCCGTAGTAAATGGTGCCGCATTGGCTGCAACATCTGTCATTGGCATACCGGAAGTAACTCAGGGAATAATGGCGTCGAGCGGGATAATTTCACCGTTTTTGTCTCTGTGGTTGTTGAAGATTTATATCCGAATTGATGATCCCGCAGAACTGACTAGAATTATTGCCAGTTTGAAGTCTTCCATTAAAGTGTGTAAAAAACACCTCAAGGACAAATCAAACAGCGACGAATTCAAGCAAAGAACCCGAATTCAGCTTGAAGACTTCCAAACCAAGCTACAAAATGCTCGTACCGATTTTGAAAAGGGGCGCACCCATACTGTCACCCCTATTTCCATAGCAGAATAATTGAAGGCGGTAGCCCGGCCTAGAGCCGGGCTTTTTCATGCCTACCCTTCCCTGCTATGTACCACCCTCCAGACCTTCGACCGAGTGCGCGTAGAAGGCGGTCGCCTCCTCCACCAGCTCCCGCCAGTCATCACCGTCGGCGCGTCGGTCCATGCATCGCATGCTAATAGCTGCGCGTCGACTATGCTCGCTACTCCTAATGAACTTCGTAGCCCGCCTCCCCTTGGCGGGCTTTTTTTGCTCGCGCAAACTGTCTTCTGCAAGGTAGCTATCCAGGCGTCCGTGCAGAGTGCATGCCCTCACCTCGCCATCAGCTCTTCGAAATGCTTGAAATCGTTGAGTCTTTTACTTTCGGGCAGTTGGCACAGAAGATGCCCTAACTACTGGGAGAACGTGAACCGCAGCCGGAGAGCTGCTGACGCTAACCTGTGATAGATGAGGCATAAAAAAATGAACGCTATTGACCTTCTCAAAGCCGACCACGAAAAAGTAAAGGGCATCCTGAGCCAGCTGAGCGAATCCACTGACCGCGCTCTGAAAAAACGCGTCGACCTGCTCGATAAGCTGGAGATGGAGATCACCATCCACACCCAGCTGGAAGAGCAGATCCTCTACCCCGCCTTTAAAGAAGCGGGGGGCAAAGAGGAGGATGAAATGTACTACGAGGCGAAGGAAGAACACCGCACAGTGGACTCCTTGGTGCTCCCAGATCTGAAAGGCACTGACCCTTCCACTCCCGAGTTTGCCGGCCGGGTGAAGGTCGTCAAAGAGCTGCTGGAACACCACATCGAGGAAGAGGAAACAGAAATGTTCCCAAAGGCCAAGAAGCTGCTGGGCAAGGCGAAACTCGATGAACTGGGTGAGCAAATGGAAGTGATGAAAACTTCGCTGAAAAAAAGCCTAGCTAACGGCGACATGGCGGCCTGAAGTGATCTCAGCCGAACGTTGACCTTGGAGCCCGGCCCAGTGCCGGGCTTCCTGTATATCCCTCCTACGTTCCGCCTCCGAGCCCTTCAGTTGCTTGAGCGAACCTCGTGCCAGCCTCTCTGACCAACTGGCGCCACTCGCCGGCAGTAATCAGTCCTTCCTGCTCCATGGCGTCTGCCATTTTGAGCAACTCATCGTACTGCTCTTCGGCGTCCATTCTGATTTCGGGCTCCTCCAGCAGCTTGCGCCACGCAGACAGTGCTTTTTGTTTCTCTTCGACTCTCATGGCTATTCACCTAATGGGATTTGAGTCGGTAGAGGCCGCACGTTACGTAGCGGTTCGATGGCGGCGACTGACGGTGCAATAAAGAGTTTAGCTGCGCCCCTCCCCCTATGACATACGCCAAACGCGGGCTTCGTTCGTGTACGAAGAATTTTTATTAGCAGCGCTATTTACATTAAATAGCAGCGCTGCTACTTTTATTCGCAAGCCAAAGCAATAACGGCCCAGCAGCGAAAGCCGCGCCGTTCTTTAACAACCCGCGCCATAAACGATTACCCGGCTCACGCTGGGAGGTCAGCCCCGGCCACACCTGTGGGGCGAGATGAAGTCAGGTGAACAAAATCGCGCTGCCACTACCGGCGACCGGCGATCCGATAGCCCCGAAAGGCTACCAACGCGCAGAACTGCGACGGCGGACGAGGTGTTGACCGAACTGGCGAATGACCCGGTAGGAGGCGCGAGCAATACCGATAGATTTACTGATGCCGCTTTTCTGAGCGGCATCAGTCCACAGCGCAGAGCCCTCCTTGCCCTGAATCTTGAATAAAGGGGACAGTCAGGGAGAGCTCTGCGGTGTGGATTGAACAAATGGACCGAGTAGAAAAAATGAATTAGCGACTTGCCCGCTCGGTCAAGAATTATGAACGCAGAAAATCTGACGAGGTGACCGCAATGACTATCCAAGCAGAGACACTCGTACAACTGACCGAAGCGCTCCAAGAGCGAGGCATGAATCTGGTTTCAGATGTTCACTTCACTCGCGCGCCATACCGGCAAGATCACCGCTGGATTTGCATCGTAGAGTAACCATGCTCGTTGCCGGCGGCTAGGACTAAGACTCCACCGCCGGCCCCACTAAACCGCTACACCGTTATCCCTCCCTACACCTTTCGACACCACCCGAATGCACTCCCCTCCGCGCCCAACGGCAACCAGCGGAGCAAACGAGTGCATCCGAGTTTTGTTGGATCAACACCCCGCCACTCTGGAGGCGCCCATGTCAGCTTTGCGCAAGCCCATCCCGGAAGACGACTTTCTCGATACGGAGGCAGGTCAGGAATGGCTGACCGAGTCGGTCGACGATTTGCTTTATCGGCGCCACGTCGAGGCGCCAAATCCGGTAGGTCGCAGCAAGGTTCTGGTCAACGCTGACCACTTACCGGAGGCGCTGGCCGATCACATGGCCGCGAACCCAGATCCCGATCGGTACATCGAGAAGATCCTGATCGAACTGATCTGTCGCGGGGATGGCGGTGTACTGCACAAGTGGGCAATCGAAGCCGTCGGCGGTGATCCGCAGATCGTTCGGTCGCTTGCCAACGACCTGGTCGCGGTGCACGCCAACGAATACCGAGACGCCAAGCGCGAAAGCGATCGCGTTGAGCGGGAGTACGGGTTTTGAGCCCTCACATCCTGATCGACCAAGCCCTAGAAAGTGTGTCGGCGCCCGCCGGTGAAGAAGACATCAGCCTGCTGGTGCAGGGCCTGATCACCCGCCTCTTCACCGACGGCGCAATCACCACCGACGAGTTCAACCACTACTGCAAACGCCTGCGTGACACCTGTCAGCGGCGCAAGGAGGACGCATGAGTACGGCACCGGTTAAATCTCTGATTGACGAGCAGCTTGAGGACATCGAACACAAGATCGCCCTGCTCGGCTTCGGACTTCCCTTCAACGAGGTCATCGGTCGCAAGCGCGAGGACCTGGTCGCCAATCTCCCGCAGCGCCTAGCGCCTTCCATGAAGGGCAAGCGAATTGCGGTGAGAGTTCGCCCGTGACCGGTCGCCAATGGGCGCGTCGCCTCATCATCTGGCGCGGCGCGTTCTCTTCCCTCGGCGTTTTCACCTTCCTGATGCTGCTCAGCGCCCTCGCCGATCGCATCACTCAATAAACCAAGCATTCAATCGCTGCGCATCGCGCGGCAAGGATTCCTCATGTCCACGAACACGCGGATCTGGGATCAGGTCAACACGACCGATCCGAGTGCCACCAAGAATTTCACAGGGATGGGCGGCTTCAAGGGTACAGCCATCAAGCCGACCTACCTGATGCGCAAAGCCACCGAAGTGTTCGGCCCATGCGGTGAAGGTTGGGGCTGGACCATCCTTGAAGAGCGATTCGACGAAGGTGGCCCGCTGCAAGCACCGACCAAAGAATGGCCGACCGCGCCACTGATCAACGCGAAAGTCCACACCGTGAGAATTGAGCTTTGGTACCAAGGCGAAGGCGGACAGAAATGCACCGTGACGCACTACGGGCACACGCCGTTCGTTCTCCTGCAGCAAGGCAAGATCATCACCGACTGGGAGGCGGCAAAGAAGTCGCTCACAGATGCCATCGGTAAATGCCTCCAGCCGCTCGGGTTCGCCGCGGACATCCACATGGGGCTGTTCGATGACGCCGCATATGTCGAGACAGTGCGCGATGAGGTCGCTATCGCCAAGGCTGAAGACAAGCAGGAAGAGATCGACCGCCAGCAGCAAGAACGGCTGGAGTACATCAGGTCGGTCATCGAAACCATGGGCGGCGCACAGTCGGCTCAGGAGCTGAAGAAAATCCACGACGTTGCCGTGCGCAAACTGACCCTTCGCAAAGACACCAGGGGTGCTGAGCGAGTATCGCTCGAGTGGAAACGAATCACCGAAGCAGCTGATCGGGAGAACGCAGCATGACTCAACTTTACGCACTGACCGGCAAGCTCGCCGAACTTCAGGGAATGGCCGACACCGATGATGAGGGCCTGAAAGAGGCCCTGCAGCACGCCATGGACGAGATTCAAGGCGAGTTCGAGGTGAAGGCCGACAACATCGTCATGCTACGTCGAAACATCGAGAGCGATATCGACGCCATCGACAAAGAGGTCGAGCGCCTGAACGAACTGAAACGCGTGAAGAAAAACAGCGTTTCCCAAATCAGTGATTACCTGCGCCGGAACATGGAAGCCGCGGCGATCAAGTCAATCAAACGACCGCTGTTCACAATCACGCTGGCCTTGGCGCCTGAAAAGGTGATTGTCGACAAGGAAGACGAGATTCCTGATGACTTCATCGAAACGAAAACTGTGTTCGCCCCTGACAAAAAGTCGATTGCGGCGAAGCTCAAGGAAATCCGTGATCACAATGACGCAGTGCGCAAGCGCATCGAAGCCGGCGAAGGCGCGGAACATGAATTGCTACCGGAACCGGTCTGGGCTCACCTTGAGCGCGGCGAAAGCTCGATCCGGATCAAGTGAGGCCAGCATGATCAGCAACCACCTCAACCTGATCGAGCAGCAGCGGCAGCACGCGGAGTCCATCAATGACCAGGTCGGCCAGTACCTGGCCACCGGTGGGCGGATCGAACAACTGAAAAGCCCGCCGCACAATCCGCTCCCACCGCCCCGCTCGACTCGACTAGACCCTGAAACGGTCCTCAAGCGGCGCCCGAAGCCGATATCGGCCGCTGATCGCAAGGCGCTGCGCAAAATGGCGGACTCGCTATGAAGTCGAAACGAAAACCCAACAACGGTTTCGCCCGGGCCGAACGCAGCTGCCGGGCGCTGCTGCGCACTAACCACGTTGCGGTGGTGAACATCGACCCCAGCGGCAGCCAGATCATGGCGAACTGGAAGAGCTGCCGGCAGATCCGCAGTCTGGCGATCGCCAACGCGATTTTCGATTTCTCCTACCGCTGGACGATCTACATCGCCGCCATGTGTCGAGACGAGCGCGGCGCCGAGTACATCAAGTCGGTCGAGATCTCGCCCGAGGGCATCTACAAGGTCGAGCGCCTGACCGATGCCATCGAGCATTACTACCTGGAGCTGCGCAACAGCGCGAACCCGACCCATCTGGTGGCATCAGGATGGATCGCCATTCCCGACGAGATATCGATGGATGGAGCCCAAGCCGCAAAGCTGTTCTACGCCGCCGGCGCCTGGCATCAGGTGAAGGTAGCAGCGTGAGACGAACCATCAACCGGGCGGCCACGCGCCGCCGACAGACCTGGCCGGACTTGCCGGCCAGCGGAATTGAAGAGGTAGGCCATGGCCGAAGAACAGGAACTGACGGTGGAAGAACCCCAGCTGACAGCGGAAGCCATCAAGCAGCGCAAGAAGCGCGAGAAGGCTGCGGCAGAGGACGCTGCATTGGGTGTCGAGAAGTTTACGGTTGAAGTGGCCGGCGTGTTCAAGCCCGATCTCAAGCGAGTCATGGCCGCGCACGGCATCAACAATCAGCAGGAGGTTTACCAACTGCTGCTGATGAATCTGATCGCCGCCGACTTCGAAACCCAGGCCAAGATGCTTCGCTGTGTCACGACACCTTATGTTGTTACCGAAAAGGTGTCGCGACTTATCCAAAAGGCCGGCATGAAGTCGCTTGCCGACGATCCGCTAGAGCCGGAAGATGAAATTACCGACCCTACTCGACTTTTATCCTGAAAGTCAGAGTTCCAGGTGTATTCACACCATCAGGAGTGCGGTTTGGAGTGGAAGTCAAAACATGCCCCTTCAGATGGGTGCCTACCGCGAGGGTTATTTCGACATCGCCAAGCCCAGCCGGGTCGCCGTCATGGCGGTACTGGCCCTCTTTAAGCGTAACCAAATACTCATCGGCAACATTGGTATCGACGAGATCGAGATGCCCTAGATTTACTCGGCAATCGTAAACAGCCAGTTTCCCAGGGCCACTTACTGAGAAATATTCAATTTTCCGCGAACCCATATAGCTCTCCTTTAATCCGGCTCCATGCCGGGCCGACCACAAATACCCCACTTTTACGAATCACGCCAGCCGGCGATTAATGAGTTAATTGACGGCTGCGAATGGCGCGAATCAGATCCTTCACATTGTTAACCAATTTTTTCAAATCAAGATCCACTTGGTTTAGCTCCGTGAGAGCGTCGCGCCGAGCGCTTGATTCATGTGAGCTGGCGAGATTGATCACCTTTAATATGGCTTGTAACGGAAAGGAAGATACATCTTGATTCGCAGCAGTCAGACTTTCGATATCAGGATCGTCGACGAGCACCGAAACCTCTTCAAAGGCTGCGTTGTATTCAGAAAGAGCCTTGTACCACGCAACGCTAGCTTCCTTCGCCTCATCATCAAGATCGGGCATTTCCACTCTCGCGTCACCAGCCAAATCATTTATCTGTTGATACCCAACGTTTCTCACGTACTTACGGGCGGCTTGAAGCCCTATCGAAGCGCTAGCTAACCTGGCTAATGCTTCGTGAATCTTGCTAAACATAAACTGTTGTCGCCAAGCGGTAAGAGTAACTATAGCGACAACGGCAGCAGTAATTGTTGCGATGAAACTCCCAACTTCAAGCACGTACTTTAGGGACTCACGAAAATTTAGGTCTCCACAAATAGCTGCACCGAATACCACCCCGAATAGAATCAACAAGAAACATCCAATCCAAATCACTTTGTCCAAGGCTTAACTCCCCCCTTCAAATAATTGTGCAATGTAGCTCATTAAGGTATCCCCATGCCCACAGCAATAGATTTGTTCACCGGTCTTGGCGGATGGTCAACCGGTGCCCGCGATGCCCGGCATCTAGTAATCTGGGCGGCCAGCCACTGGCCGGTCGCCGTCGAGAAGCGATCGCTCATTGTTCGGAAGGCGCGTGATCAGGCGCTGGTGATTCTCGGCGAGCGTCACGGCTTCCAGGAATCGCAGGAGACGGTGTCGACGCTCATTATCAACCTGGCCGCAGCGCCGGCCGCCGATTCGAAACGCTTCGCCAGCATGTCGCGCCGGAATTGGTAATTAAGGAAAAGTGGTCGCGGCAGCTTGAAGCGTTCGCCGCGACCGGGGTTGAGGCCTAGTCCAGCTTATCGATCTCTTGTCGTGCAATCGTTATTCCAGCCTGCTGGGCCTTGCCATAAGTCTCGTGAGAGGTGTCTGACTCCTTGAAGAAAGTCGGAAAAACCTCCTCTCCGTTTTTGCTGATGCTGATCGTAACGGTGAAGCCTCTGCCGGAATCCTTGTCAATTGGCCCGGTGATTCGCACGGTTATGTCATAGCCCTTATAGTGGTCCATTACCGCGTGTTGCTCGGATCTGCTGCGCATAGAGCTGCCCTCTTTTAATGAGCTGACAGCGTAGTCCGAAAAATTTACCCCCTTGTATACCTCGCTGCGCATCCGGCCACGAAGAGCGGCGCCTGCTCACTGAAGCAGAGCTAACTTTGTCGCTATCTGGAACGCCATCGCAGTCGCCGCAGCTATCGCGGCAATGCTATTCCACCGCCCTTGTGCGCTCAAGGTACGAACTAGATCGCCTCCGTTGTAAACAGTGCCTGCAATGTACTCACCATCTGGCAACCCCTTCAGCTTCTCAGGAGGGTCTACCTTCACAACTGCGGCCATCACCCAGCAAAAAGCAGAGACAGCCCCAGCGGCGATAGAGCAGTACTCCGCACCTGCAACGATGTTCATACCAGCGCTCCACTCTAAAAAATCTATCCATACCCTACTTCTACGAATCACGCCAGCCGGCGAGGATCCCCTATGTCCGCACAACAGAAGAAACACCCCTTCGATTTCAAAACTCAATACGGACTCGGCTTCAGCACTCAGGACGATGAGATCGTTGTCGACTTCTTCTGCGGTGGCGGCGGTGCGGGTACCGGGCTGGAGATGGGACTGGGCCGTGCGGTGAACGTGGCGAAGAACCATAGCGCCGCAGCGATCAGCATGCACACCGTGAACCACCCGGGCGCTGTGCACTACACCACCGACGTGTTCGACGGCGATCCGGACACCGAGTGCGGCGGCAAGGCCGTGGGCTGGTTCCACATGTCGCCGGACTGCACGCATCACAGCCAAGCCGCCGGCGGCCAGCCGCGCAAGCGCGAGATCCGGAACCTGTCGTGGATCGGCCTGAAGTGGGCCGGCAAGAAGAAACCTCGCGTCATCAGCCTGGAGAACGTGAAACAGATCCTCCAGTGGGGGCCGCTGATCGCCAAGCGCTGCAAGACGACCGGCCGGGTTGTGAAGCTGGGCGGCGGTGTTGCTCAGCCTGGCGAGGTCGTACCGGTCAGCCAGCAGTTCCTGGTACCGGACCCGGCGCGGCGCGGGAAGACCTGGCGCGTGTTCGTCGCTGAGCTGCAGCGCCTGGGCTACGCCGTCGAATGGCGAGTGATCAAGGCCTGCGATTTCGGCGCGCCAACCAGCCGCGAGCGACTGTTCATGATTGCCCGCTGCGATGGCCAGCCGATTGTGTGGCCTGAGCCGACTCACGCCAAGCACCCAGCCAAGGGCCAACAGAAGTGGCGCACCGCCGCTGAGTGCATCGACTGGACGATCCCGAGCAAAAGCATCTTCGACCGGGCGAAGCCTCTGGCATCGGCCACCCTGCGCCGAATCGCCAAGGGCATGAAGAAATTCGTCATGGATGCCGCGGACCCGTTCATTGTGCCGATCGCGAACTGGTCCGGTGATAGCGTGCAGTCAGCTCATGAGCCGCTGCGCACCGTGACGTCTTGGCCGCGCGGCGGATCATTCGCCATGGCCAGCCCGATCATTGCGCCAGCCACGCACCAAGGCAGCGACCGAATCAACGACCCCCACGACCCGCTCCCTACGGTCACCTGCGCAAATCGCGGTGAGCTGACATTGATCAGCCCAGTGCTGGTTGGTGCCGGTGGCCCGGCATATGCCGGAAATCCGGTAGGAGCGGATAAGCCTCTCGGCACCTTGATGACGCGTGGTCACCGTGCACTCGCAGCTGCGCACCTGGTGAAGTTCAGGTTTGCGGACGAAGGCAAGGCGCTCGATGAGCCGCTGCCGACCATCACCAGTGGCGGCAACTACCAGCGCCCTGCCGGTGCCGCTCACGCCTTGGGCATCTCTACGGTATTCATGGCCCAGATGAATGGCGGGTTCAACACCACCGACGCCAAGACCGTCGAAGACCCAATGACCACGGTGACCAACACCGGCAGCCAGCAGCAGCTGGTGACGGCGAACCTGGTGCACCTGCGCGGCAACTGCGATGCGCGTGACACAGCCGATCCGCTGCACACCATTAGCGCCGGCGGCACACATCACGGATTGGTCACCGCTTTCATGGAGCGCCAGTTCGGCGCCAGCGTTGGCCAGGGCGTGGACGAACCGGCACCAACGATCACCGCCGGAGGTGGCGGCAAGAGCTCGCTGGTCGAGCTGCAACTCTCGCCCGAAGTTGAAGCAGGTGCGCTGCGGGTCGCCGCATTCCTGATCAGCTACTACGGCACCGAGAACATGAGCGCCGCCGACGCGCCAGTGCCGACCATCACAACCAAGGATCGGCTGGGTCTGGTCACGGTCACCATTAAGGGCACGCCGTACGTGATCGTCGACATCTGCCTTCGGATGCTGCAACCGGCCGAGCTGTACAAGGCTCAGGGCTTCCCCGCCGACTACATCATCAGCCACGGTGCAGACGGCAAGCCATTCACCAAAACGCAGCAGGTCCACATGTGCGGGAACAGCGTAAGTCCGCCGCCGATGGCAGCACTGGCGCGCGCCAACGACCCGTGGCGCGCCGCAGAGCGCCGGGCTGAGGCAGCCTAAAGCTTTTGAAGCCCACGCGCTTTGTCTTCATCAATTTTAGGGATCTGCCCACTGCCCAAAAACGAGTTTAACCAATCCCGGGATCGCTGAATGTCAAAAATGAGTTTCTTGCTTTGGACTGCATGAACAGCCGTGCCGCTGATTTTGTACTCACCGCACCCAGGACACGCTAATTGCGTGTAGTCACCGGACGGAAGCACATTTTTCGATTCATCCCCACAGATAAAGCATTTCATGTCCACCTCCATTAGCTGATCGCTGAACTGTAGCTGATCCCTCACCACCCTCCACCGCCCGGGCATGCCCCGGCATAGGACGCCCCATGCCCACAGAAAACAGAGCGGCCGACCCGCTGCCGACATTGGCGACCGGCGCTGCGCTTGATGCGTCGACCTGGACTGACTTTGTCGAACGCCTCCGTTATCACTGCAACGGCGCCGGCGTTAAATGGCACCACACCGCGGCCGCCATTTTCACCGTGCAGACAAAGAGAATCGATTACGGCTACGAAATCGACTACGCCGAAGGTCGGGTCGTGTGCCTCGAGGATCGGTCGTGGTTCAGCCCGAAAGAATATTGGGACGACCTCGACGACGAGGAGCGCGCAGAAATCGACCAAGCCCTGATGGCTGATCGGGAATGCGGCTTTATGGATCTGGACGAGGACGACCAGTGGGAGTTTCTCGCCGAATGCGATGACCACACCGTCACCGGCTGGAACAAGCGCTGGGAGATCGTGAACAGTCACTTCACCAGGGAGGCTGCTGAGGCGTTCATCCGACGCAAGCAGCACGACTACGGCGAAATGCGCGTCTACGTCGAATCGCAGTACTACGCCTGGGAGTTCGAATCCATCAAGAAAGCGATCCTCGACGGCACGCTGACGTACACCCCGAAAGCAGAGTCGTAACAGAGTTTCTTTCGGAGTTGCTATGACATCCGCCGATCACTCGGATATTGAAGTTCCACTTTCGGTGGGACGGCCATCAAGCGCTGGCATAGGATCTATTTGAATGCCAGTAAGGATTGAGTTCCAAGCATCATAGGCCTGTCTATGGCGTGCTACTGCTTCATCCCACCGACTGCCGGTGACTTCGCTTGCGACCACCAGCATCATCAGGTGATTGGTGGTTGCATCGAGATCAAGCAATCGGTGGTGGGCTTCAAAACGAAAATCATCAGATGTAGACATTTTTCATGGCCGAAATGGGCCGGCTCGGAATTACGGGCCGATATTCCAATAACATCAGTTTGCCATCAAACACCCAAGTTCTAAAATCGATCCGACGATTAACGCGTCTTCAGGGCATTTGCTGATCGATCCAATCTTCGGCCGCTTTGACCGCATCAGCGATAGCCTGCTGGTAATCCTCCCAAGGTCCATTGAGTTCTACCGCGACTTTACCGAGCCCCTCTACCTGGCCCTTTGCGATCACATGGGCAGCTGTAGGCGCTTCATCGTTGGGTTTGTGCCAATCGAATTTCACGAAAACGTCTCTCCCACGGTAGTGATGGGCAAGCGGTACATCCATCTGGTGTGACACGGCTCCTCCTACATAGGGTTGTGGGCAGAGAGTATTGTTTTAGACCTTCTTACCGGTTTTCGCCATCAAGGCGAAATGCCATTCCCTCCCCCTTCAAAGTCAGCCGCTATAGCGGCAAGGACGAAGTCATGCCTGAAGAAAAACTCAAACTCCAGGTAGGCCGCACCTACCGAGCAAAGAAGCCAGCCAAGGCCGGTGACACCTGGAACCCATCGATCAACGACCGAACCATCACGTGGGTCGGTTCCTGTGAGGTTCAGTACGACGGCCCTTCGGTTGGGTTCGGCAAGCACTACCCGAAGGTGACCAAGGAGAAGTTTCTGGCTTGGGCCAGTCATGACGTAACTGATCAGCTTCCGTTAAACGAATACGCGAAATGGCCGCCAGCCAAGGAGTCCGCATGAGCAACGTCAAGGAACGGCCGATCCTGTTCTCGGCGCCGATGGTGCGCGCCATCCTGGACGGCCGGAAGACGGTCACGCGGCGGCCGGTGAAAGGTTGGCAAATCCCGATCGAGGACACTTCAGTTGCGGCCGGTGAGCGCCATCGCTGGATGGCAATCGCCCAGCGCGACCCGCGCTACGGTTTTGGCGTTTTCGGAGCGACCGAAGCGGAGTGCGCCAAGGAATTGGAAGAGTTTGCGCCGTGCGCGTACGGCCGGCGCGGCGAGCGTCTGTGGGTGCGCGAGGCCTGGGCAACAGATGCACAGGTGGACTCGATCGCGCCCCGAGACTTGAGCCAACGCGAGCCGATCCTCTACCCAGCAGACGGCTCCATTCGGCAAACCGGCTGCTCCATGATCACACAAGGCCGAGGACGCCCTTCAATCCACATGCCGCGCTGGGCCAGCCGCATCTTGCTGGAGATCACCGACCTGCGCGTCGAGCGGTTGCAGGACATCAGCGATGCCGAGATCGAGCGCGAGGGCATTGATCTTGATGTGCTCGCCGACGGGCAGGACCGGTACGACATGTGCCATGCAGGCTCTGGCGCTGAAGGCCGGCCAACGCTTCGCACCGCGTGGCGCCATCTTTGGGAAGTCACCGGCGGCGACTGGGCCGCCAACCCGTGGGTCTGGGTCGTTGAGTTCAAGAGGGTTCAGCCATGATCTTCGCCCCGCTCTACATGGCCTACCTGATCTACAGGGGGCCGTGGCGATGACAGAACAACACCGCATTCTGGTCGGCGACTGCATCGACATGATGCGGACGCTGCCGGACAAGTCAGTTCACACCTGCGTTACCAGCCCGCCCTACTTCGGCTTGCGCGATTACGGCGTAGATGGGCAGATAGGTTTGGAGGAAACCCCGGGCGAGTTTATCGCCCGTCTGGTCAAAGTGTTCCGGGAAGTGCGCCGAGTACTCCGCGTCGACGGCACGGCCTGGGTGAATATGGGTGACAGCTACGCCGGCAGCTGGGGGGCGCAAGGCAAACGCGAAACGCCCGCCGCGATTAGTCGGAATAGCATCAGCAATCATCCGAAGCGCGCCGCCGGCACGGGCCGCCTGACGGAAGGTTACAAAGGGAAGGATCTGATGGGCATGCCCTGGCGCCTCGCCTTCGCGCTGCAGGATGACGGTTGGTATCTGCGACAGGACATAATCTGGAACAAGCCAAACCCGATGCCGGAGAGCGTCCGAGACCGCTGCACCAAATCGCACGAATATGTCTTCTTGCTCAGCAAGTCGAAGAAGTACTACTTCGACCAAGCGGCGATCCTTGAGCCGTGTTCGCCAAACACTCACGCCAGGCTGTCGCAGGATGTACAGGCACAGATCGGCAGCGAGCGGGCGAACGGCGGCGCCAAGAGCAACGGCAACATGAAGGCGACCGCGCGGAAGACCAATGGCGTTGGCTGGGGCCATGGAAGCGATGCCGATGAGCGCCAGCGCGGAAGGGTCAAGGATAACGACTCGATGAATTCGGCACTCGCGATCATGCCGACGGAGCGAAACAAGCGTAGCGTTTGGACTGTGGCCACACACAGCTTCAAGGGCGTCCACTTCGCCACATTCCCGCCCGATTTGATCCGCCCTTGTGTTCTCGCCGGCGCCCCGCGCGGCGGTGTGGTGCTGGACCCGTTCGGCGGCGCCGGTACCACTTCGCTGGTATCGATGCAGGAAGGTCGCCGTTCGATCATCTGCGAGCTGAACCCCGAATACGCCGCAATGGCCCGCCGCCGGATTGACAAGGCGTGGCTCGATGGCGCCGCGCAGATGGACGTTTTCCACGACGCTGCAAACGCGTAACCCCTCCCCCAACTCAACAGCTTGCAGGTGTAGGGCGGGAGGAAATCGACTCACGAAAGTCCGTCGAACCAGCCTAGAACACGCATTGCTCTCGCATACGTTTTTTCATTCGCAAGAAACACCAACAGCAATAGACCGCTCCCTATAACGGTGAAAAGAACGCCACCCAGTCCGTCGATGGCAATCAGAAACAAGCCCAACGCTAGGAATGCAGCACCAAGAGCTCCCATCACCCTTCGGCTCTGCTTCTGTTCGGGATACCTGCTGAACATCCATTCTCTCCACGTCAAGTAGCGCGTCCACCAACTGTAGACCAGGTGCGACCACTCAATACCCACCACCTTCTGCCGCCACGCGCGGCATGGAGCAATACCTCATGGAAACCGAAATCCTCTCCGACGAGGAACTGGCCGAACTCACCGGCTACAAGGCCCGCGCATACCAGCGCCGCTGGCTGATTGATCGTCAGTGGGTGTTCGTCGAAAGCCGCGGCAAGCGCCCGCTGGTGGGTCGGATGTACGCCCGCATGAAGCTGGGCATGATCAGCCCCACCATTGCCGATCCGAACCCGCCGCCGGCCGCCCCGGTATGGACACCTGATTATTCGCGAGTGAACTGATATGCGCCCCCGCAAGACCGAGCACCAGCATCTGCCCCCACGAATGTACAAGCGATCCCGAAAGCGCAAAAACGGTAGTACCTGGACCGCGTATTACTACCGCGACCTGCTCGGCAATGACATCCCTCTGGGCAAGGATATCGACAAGGCCAGGCTGAAGTGGGCTGAACTCGAAGCCAAGGAAAAGCCCCTCGACCTGCGCACCATGAAGGGAATCTTCGACCGGTACATTCGTGATGTGGTGCCAAAGAAAGCGCCGCGCACGCAGAAAGACAACCTGGCGGAGATCAAGCAGCTTCGGCCGATGTTCGATAGCGCCCCGATCGACTCGATCACGCCAGCAACGATTGCCGGGTACCGCGATGCGAGATCGGCGAAGGTTCGGGCGAACCGTGAGATCGCTACCCTCTCCCACATTTTCAATATCGCCCGAGAGTGGGGGCTGACGACTAAGGAAAATCCCTGCCAAGGCGTGCGCAAAAACAAGGAGACGCCGAGGGACTATTACGCGAATGATGTGGTTTGGGAGGCGGTGTACAAGCAGGCAGCTCAGGAGCTGAAAGAAGCGATGGACCTGGCCTATCTGACCGGACAAAGGCCGGCAGATGTGCTGGTTATGCGGAAGGATGATGTTGAAGGCGGATATCTGACTGTTCAGCAGAACAAGACGCACAAGAAGCTGCGCATTCAGATGACGACCGCCGGAGAGGCGAACAGCCTGGGCATTCTGATCGCTGCGATCACAGAGCGGAACGCTGCGCACGTGTCGAGCTACCTGATCATCAACCGGAGCGGTAAACGGATGACGGCGACGATGCTGAGGAAGCGATGGGATGCCGCGCGGGAGAAGGCAAAGCTGGACGCTCTTGAGCAGGGAGACGAGCTGCTGGCAAAGAGGATCAGTGAATTCCAGTTCCGGGACATTCGACCGAAAGCGGCATCGGAGATTAGTGATGTGGGTGACGCCAGCCTGCTGCTCGGGCACACAAAAGGCGACATTACCGAGCGAGTTTATCGTCGCGTCGGCGCCATCGCCAAACCATCAAAATAG